TTCAGTATTAGAAGCTGGAGACTCAGTGTGAGTTTCTTCACTAGTTGCTGGAGCTGCAGGAGTACCTTCAGTACCAGTAGTTACTGCAGGTTGTTCTGTATGAGTTTCTTCACTAGCTACAGGTGCAGTTTCAGTATGAGTTTCCTCAGTTGTACCAGTAGTTACAGCAGGAGTGCCTTCAGTATGAGTTTCTTCACTTGCTACAGGAGCTGTTTCAGTACCAGTTGTTACAGCTGGAGTACCTTCAGTAGATACAGGAGCAGCTGGTTGTTCAGTTGTACCAGTAACTGCAGGGGCAGATGTAGTTTCAGAACCAGTATTTACTGCAGGGGACTCAGTGTGAGTTTCTTCACTTGCTACAGGAGCTGCAGGTTGTTCAGTAGTAGTGTTAGAAGAAGTTTCAGTATGAGTTTCCTCAGTTGTACCAGTAGTTACAGCAGGAGTGCCTTCAGTACCAGTAGTAGCTGGGGATTCAGTATGAGTTTCTTCAGTTGTAGCTACAGGAGCTGCTGGTTGAGCTGTTTCGGAACCAGTTGTTACTGTAGGTTGTTCTGTATGAGTTTCTTCACCAGTAGCAGGTTGAACTGCAGGAGTGCCTTCAGTACCAGTAGTTACAGCAGGAGTGCCTTCAGTACCAGTAGTTACAGCAGGAGTACCTTCAGTACCTGTAGTAGCTGGGGATTCTGTATGAGTTTCTTCAGTAGTACCAACAGCTGGAGCTGGGGACTCAGTATGAGTTTCTTCATTAGTTACAGGTGCAGTCTCTGTACCGGTAGTAGGAGCAGCTGGTTGAGCTGTTTCAGTACCAGTTGTTACAGCAGGAGCTGGAGCTTCTGTATGAGTTTCACCAGTAGCAGGTTGATTTACTACAGGAACTGCAGGTTGTTCAGTAGTACCAGTTGCTGGAGCAGCTGGAGTATTACCTGTTTGATCTGCTGGTTTAGGTTTATTTTCACCAGTAGCACCATTATATGCATCAACCATGAAGTTAGGATCTAATTCTTCATCTTCATGATGTTCAGTATTACCTGTAGATGGTTGAGGATTTGCAGGTGTTTCAGTATGAGTTTCACCTGTAGTAGGAGCAGCTGGTTGAGCTGTTTCAGAACCAGTATTCACAGCTGGAGTACCTGTTTCAGTATTACCTGTAGTAGGGTTAGCTGGAGTTTCAGTGTGAGCAGTTTCACCAGTAGATGGTTGTTCAGTTGTACCAGTAGAAGGAGCTTCTGTATGAGTTTCAGAACCTGTATTTACAGCTGGAGTACCTTCAGTACCTGTAGTAGGGTTAGCTGGAGTTACGGTGGAATTTTCACCTTCTGTTGTACCAGTGGAAGGAGCTTCTGTATGAGTTTCTTCACCAGTTGTTGGATTTGCAGGTTGTTCAGTATGAGTTTCTTCAGGTTTATTAGGTTGAGCTTCATCATGTTTAGGCTCCTCTGTTTTACCGTTTTCATATGCATTAACGATATCTTTACCTAATTTGTCATCATGCTTATCTTCTGCAGTTGCAGTATAAGTAAGACCAGAGATTACCCAGCCAGCACGAGCTGCACCATCAGCTATAGCTTTAAGGTTACCAGCAACAGTTGCACTTCTGAAACGAACTTCTTTATCTTCATCTGGACCATTATCGCTCATAGCAGCTAATACAGATGTAACAGAATCTTCATCCAATGGGCAGTTAGTCAAATCAAGACCAGTATTCAATTTACCAGATAAACGAAGTGTGCTTAATGCAGTAGCATCTTTAAACATATCTTTTGTTGTAGTCAAAGAGCCTACATTCAATTTCAATGCTTTCAATGCTTGACAGCCTTTAAACATAGCTTCAGCATTTTGTAAACCAGGAGTTTTGATTTCAACTTGTTCCAATTTGGAACAACCTTCAAACATACCTTTTGCGGATGCTAAGTTTTCAGATGTAGTCAATTGAACTTGAGTTAAGTTTTGGTTATCTCTAAACATGTAGTTTGCAGATTTAACTTTAGCCAAGTTCAATGGAGCTAATTCATTCAATGCTAAAGCACCATCAAACATGTAGTCTGTGTATTCAGTATCATCAGTATTCAAGTTGTTATCCAACTTAGTTAATGTAGCATATTCTTTAGGGTATGCAACTTTAAGGAAGTTGTAAGCATTCTTAGATACTTTGATGAAGTTAGCAGAAGAATCTTGATTTAATTCAGAATCTTCAATTACACCAGCTGGTTTCAAACCACGGATGTTACGAACGTCAATGGAAAGAAGTTGGTTTTTGAAGTCGATAGAAGCATCGAATTTAACAACGATCTTTTCATCACGTTGGATTACGCCATTAGCGGAATAAGTGGAAAGACCAATGTGTTTATTAGTCCAATACTCAAAGTTACGTACTTTACCAGCAGCACGTTTCAATTCGCCATCTTTTACATAATCGATTTCCCAGATTTCTTTAGCACCTTCAGAAAGAAGAACTTTATAGTTATCATCTGGATTAGAGAATACGAAAGAGATCAATAAAGAACGGCGGATCTCAGCTTTAATATCCACCATATTAGCTTTAGGACAAGCCCGTTTATTATCGCCACTAGCGGTAGAATAAGGGTTACAATTGGTAGGGTCAATTACATTATCAATTGCCATTTAGTTACCTCCATTTATAAAAATATTATATTAAATTACCATAATGTTGAAAAATATTGAGGAAGGTCGTTAAAGACCTTCCTCTAGATATTTTTATTATTTGCTGTTAGGAGACCATTTTTGAGCCATAAGAGCTTCAATAATACGGTCAGTAGATGTTTTAACACCAAGGGAGTTAGCAGAGTTAAGAGTATGACCTACACGAGCTTGTTTCATAGCACGGTTAGCAGTGTATTTTTCAAGCAAGTTTTTAGGTAAGTTCATAATCTTACGAGCTGCCATTTGGCGTTGTTCAGATTCAGTCAATTCTGGATCTTCATGGAAGTAGTCAGTAGCTACATCAAGAAGTTCAGTGTATTTATAAATCATTTCTGTATATACAGATTGATATTTACGACCGAATGTACGAGTATCAGAGATGATACGACCATCTAAAGCAATTACTGTAGAACCATCAGCAAAGTTGAATGTAAATTTATGAGAACCAACTTCTTTAGATTCAGTAATAGCAATCTTATTAGCGTTTTCAACTTCTTTACCATTTTCATCTGTAGTTTTCTTATCAACAGATTCAAGGATTTTAGCTTTCAATACATCAGAGAAGTCTTCATAAGGTTTTTCTGGTTCTGCGGAACGACCATCAGAAACCATTTTACCAGCTTTATCGAATTTAACTACAGCATCATCAGAGTAAACGATTTCGATAAAGCCTTCTTTATTGATTTTAGCTTCTTTGATTTGAGTTTTAGTCAAACGAGTAACTGCAGCTTGATATTCTTTAACGATTTCAGGATGCTCAGCAATTACATCTTCAGGACGTTGTACTACATAGTAGCCAGAACCTTTAAGAGAGTTATAATCTTCAGCATCACCATGAAGGTTACCTTCATCGTCAACTAATACTTCTATTGCAGTAGCACGACGATCTTCTACTTCAACGTTTTCAGTTGGACCATAAGTGATTTTAATAGCAACTGCAGTTTCTTGAACTTCAGATTCCATTAAGCCACCTAATTTACCAGGAACGTAGCAACGTTCATCTAATGTTTTACCTTGAGCTTTAGCTACATCAAATGGGGATACGTATTTGTATTTGTCAGTTTTCAATACTTTTTTAACTGTTTCATCAGTATGGTCAAAAGCATTGCGAACAAAGTTTAAGACTGTACCATCTGTATAAGTGACAGTACCAGTACCCTTTTTATCAGCATCTTCTCGGAATACGCCATCAACTTTATTTACAGGAGTCTCTGTAGGTTGAGTAGCAGTAGTGCCAAGTACTTCATTATCAGGCATAATACTTTCTCCTTTTAGAAAAAATAGAATTATAAAAATAATGACCCCAATGGTTTTTCACCATTGGGGTAAACCATTATTCATATGTCTATAATTATTTTCTACGTTTTTTAGTTTTAGGAGCTTTAGGTTCTGCAGCTTTCGCTTTTAGACCATTTTCATAAGATTTAAAACCAGTGGAGATAGTAGAGCATAAACGTTGATAGTTAAATGCTACTTCTTGGAAGATACCAGATACTTCTTTCTTAGTCTTCATAGAATGAAGAGCACCACTTAATAGAAGCATCATTGTATATAGACGCATCATTTGGATCTTATCACTAAAGTTAGTTGTAACTACAAGAAGTTCCATTAAGATGGAGAAGATATTTACAGATTCTAATTCAAAAGAAGTGAATTCAGATATGGAATCCATAAATACACCTACATTGATATTCTTGATATTAAGACGTACCAATGCATTATGAATAGCATCAACGTTACGTTGTTGATGTTTGAATGCTTTACCTACGTTGAGGTAAGATGGTTTATTATCCAATGCTTTATATAAGAAATCGTATTCTTTAGCATCGTTATTAGCATTCAATACATTGATGCAATGCTCATGAACTTCAGGATTATCTGTAGAATCCATAATACGATTCATTTCAGTAATACGTTTTTCATAAGTTTCTTCAATGTAGTCTTCTAATAACTTAGAAATTTCTTTAGTTTCTTCAAGATCATTAACTTTCTTGATAGCATCATTAACTAAGTCATGACCTTTATCCATGAATGCATTACCACAGATTTCACGAATGAAACCTTCGATAAAGAATTTATAGATTGTAGCATCACTAGTATTGATACCAAGTTTATTAGCTTGAACTAAAAGCTCTTGTTTAGCTTGAGGTCCTAAGATCATTAAGATATCAGATTGTGGATCATTTTGAAGAGAAGCATATGTATGAATAATATCTTGATATACTTCATCGGATAACTCAATATCTTTAAACTCATCAGACTCAGCTTGTTGAGCTTTAACGTCTGCTACAGTAATATCAATAGTATCGAATTTGTTTAGGATTTCTTCCAATTCTTTACTATCGATAGGACTTTCGACATCTTCGGAATTTCCATCGGTGCTAACAACTCTGCTTGAGATTTTAACTTTAGAAGCGTTTCCTTCATGTCCGCTCTCAACTGTTCCTTCGTTGGAGGGAAAGTCGGCTTCAGCCTTATCCTCCTCAGGTAATACTTCTACTTTTTCCATCTTTTCGATTTCTTCTACAGTAGGAATAGTTTCTGGGACGATTGGTTGAATGATTTCACCTTCAGGGAATTTAGCCATATCTTCTTCAGATACAGTTTCCAAATCGGAAATTTCAGTTTCTGTTAAACCTTCAGCTTCTTTAGCCAAGTTCTTTACAAATTTGATGTCTTCTTTAGCCGTTGTTGTCATTAGTATTCTCCTCATCTTCTAAAATTATATCATGATCAAAAGCTGTAGCTTCTGTCATATTTGATTCATCAATTTCTTCACCAGGACGATATATTGGTCTAGTGAAGTCTCTAGTAATAGTAATTTCTTTCTTTTCCATGATTAACCTAACCCTTGGATACGTAGACGTATCTCAGTAATATACTCAGGTAAGAAGTTTTCATTAGATAAGATAACTTTCATGAAGTCATTATAGATATTGACATTCTCACCAAAGTTACTTGCAATCAAGTCAACCATAGGTTGTTGATAGCAACTTTGAAGAAGATCAATCATATTGATTTCTAATGTAGCGACATATTGGAGTACTTGTGGTAAGTTAGCATTGATGACTGCTAACTTAGTATTCTCCATAGTCTTACGATTGTAGATAGTAGAACTATCTTTATTCTTTTTAGATTCTTCTAGCTCTAAAGCAGAGTAGATAGAATCTTGCTCTCTAACGATCAATCCGATAACGAAATCGACCATATGCTTATTGAAGCTGCAGACTAAGAAGTCATATAATGTAGCTGCAGCAAGATAAATATTATCATCCGTCATAGTATCGAATGACATATTACAGGAATTACAGATAATATCAATGATATTCCGATATGTGTCGCCTTCTACTGCATTAGTATTTTCGACATCCATTGGGAAGTTTGCACGGATATTATCAAAGTTAGATTTAAATGTGTTTACAATATTAGGTTTTGGTATAATAGCAAACTCGTAACGTTTATTAATCTGATCAGAGATCACATCATAAATATAATCACTACTAAAATTTGCTAAGATTTCAGATAACTGATGCTCATTGGCTAACTCATAGCCACTTGCTGTACTATATCCGAACATAGCTCCTCCTTACAAAAATAGATTTGTATAAATTTACTATATTGTAACTAGATAAATAATTTTTAAACTTTATCATAAAATTTTGCAAGGTTACCAGATATATGACTCTTGACATTTGGATCATCTAAACTGTAGATAGAAGTAAATGCTGATGGATCTAATTCTCCTTCAGTCTCATTACGTATTTGATCTATAGCATCTTTAGTCATATTATATTTATAAGCATAAGCTTTCAAGAATTCAGGATTTCTAAATGCTTCTTTAAGAGCTGCATCTTCTTTAGCTCTCTCAGCTTTCTCCCATTCTTGATAAGTAATACCATGAGCTTTAATCATGGCTTTATATTTATCCATCGGAGTAATCTCTTCAGGATTATCTTTATTCATTTCCTGTTGAACTTGATGGATTTCATCATAGATCTCAACAGTCTCTGTTCCAACATCGAATACTATATCATCGACATCATTATCAGTCTTGATACCTTGCTTTGTAATACCGAAGTTTTCTTTAAGATTCTTACCTTCATACCATACATATAATGCCATGAGATAAGAGAAAGTCAAATCGTCATGAGTATTAGCAGAGTGCTCAATCTTACCATTACGTTTAACTTCTAAACCAATGAATTCATCATAAAGTTGTTTAGTAACAAACTTATCTTTATGATTATCCATACGCTCTCTTAAAATTTCCATTAAGAGTTCACGTACATTCTTAGTTGAATCAAGACCGAATACTTTAACCAAAGCCTTAGTCTTCTTAATTGCCCCAGGACCTTCAAAACGTTCTTCGAGTATCTTTTCTTTATGCTCGAAGTATAAGTTCTTAGATATACCTGCTTTTTTCAATAACGCTATAACCGACGCCCCGAACCCATTAGTATTTAGATATAGACGCTACTCTATACCCGTGCATTTTTCGCATCCACTCCCATTACAGGACGTGATTAGATCATTTGTCATTCTCCAACATTACTTGCTGAGACCAGAATTTTTCTTCCGCCAATCGCTTGCGGTTCTACTCTCCCGTCAGGAGATGATCGTTGAACGTGTCTTCTTATTAAGAAGCTTTCGCTGCTAAACGTGGGAGATAACTTTTACTCCCATACGTCAAAGCAATTAACCCTGTTGATACATAGATATTTCTATCTATGCAGTGCGTTCTTACACCATTTCGTTCGACGTTAATTACAACGTTAGGCATATATTTCTGAGTCAACTCAACTATAATCTTAGCCAACTCAATTTGGCTAATATAGTTACATTTAAACGTACCGATAACTTTAGTAGTCTTACTATCAATAATAGTGATAGCAGAACTATCTCGTCTATAACCACCAGATACGTCAACCCCCATTATTGGAGGATCTATAGGTTTACCATTTCTACCATAGTCAATCTTACCATATAAGTTAACTTGGAATTTACCACCTAGTACTTCAATAGTACTATCAGGATCTTTAGTTAAACGAGATACGGTTTCTAATTCATCTAAGGTAAATGGTGAATTATCAGAGCCTTGAGACCATTCAAGAAGTACTTCACGACGGATGTCTTCCCAACGGTTATTCATAGTTCTACAGATTTCTCTAAACCAGTCTTCAGATTTACCAAGTTGAGCATAACTGAACTTGATATATACGAAAGTAGACTTGGTATTAGAATTCATTATATCCATAATCTGTTGATATGATTTATCATACCAGAACTCAGAGAATGGAACTGCATCCTCTTTCATTTGATATGCAAAGATACCTTCAGTGGATGTTAAGAACCCTGGTGTTGTAGTGAATAGGATACCATATGGTGCACCATTTGCTCTAGCATTATCAGCAGCTCTCTTGAATGCAGGAACTGTATTAAGATAGATGATTTCATTATATGGTGCAAATCCCCATTCGTCACCCCAGAGTAACGGAATAGATTTACCACGAAGAGTATTTTGTGCAGCTGTCTTATTACGAGCAGATGCTACAGTGATAATCTTATTTCTATTAACGGCATGCTCAAGTCTCAATACTGTATCAGAAACTTTAGCATTCTTACCATCACGAGAGAATGTTTGATCCATACGTAAATATGGAGGTAAGCATTCACGTAAGTTTTTAAGAGTTTGTAAGTTATCTTTGGAACCATCTAATGCTTTATGCATAAATGCAATAGTAGAGTTAGATGTACCAAAGTTAAATAAGTGTAAATATCTAACGTCAGCTGACAATGTTTTACCGTGCTGACGAGGGAGTTCCAAGAATATATTCATATTATAGATGGAGCAGAAGAATAATGCCATATTCCCACGATGTAATTCTAATGGAATACCTTTACCGCTACCACCTTGGTCTGGTACACGTACTACTTCTCTAGCGAAGTACCAGAAGTTTACCATACACTCGGCTAAGACCTTACCTTTATAGTAGGCATTTAAATTTGGATCATGGGGATCAATACCAGCAAGATCGGGATCTAGGAGTGCAAGCATGAATTTATTATTCTTTATCCCAATGGCTTTCAAATACTGATGCATCTTTATGAAGCTAGTATTTCGAGTAGACATTTGATAATAGATCTTCATAAATACCTCTAGAATGATATATTATAAACGTGATATAGTGATATAAGATTTAGTATAAGGAGGTTATATCATGCTATTCACAATTAATGAAATTAAGAAACTGGAATCAAAGTTCCGACCAACGTTAGCGATATACTATATAGTATTATTACTAACAATGGTAATCATTGTTGGATCAGTAATTGATCCGCACTTTATGGTTAGATGGGTTTATTGGTTAACAATGAATGCTACTCAGAATATCAATACTGCAACTACAGTAATGGTATTAGGCAACTTTGCTAAACTAATAACCATATTCTTACTTGGTAATTATGCCCAATATCTACATAGATTCATTCATGTGCGAATCTATGGTAAAAAAAGAAAAGTATAGTAGAATATCTCCCATAGGATTCAAAGATCCTATGGGAGTTATATGTGTCTTATTTTTTTTCTTTTGTTGCTTTTTTAGCTTCAGAAACTTTTTCTTCAGCGTTTTCAACGATTTCTTCTTCTTTTGCAGGAGCAACTGCAGCTTTAGCTTCTTCTTTAGCTTTGTCTTCAGCAGCTTGCTTAGCAGCTTCTTCTTCAGCTTTACGTAAAGCTTCTTCTTTAGCTTTAGCTTCTGCCTCTTTACGAGCTGCTTTAGCTTTTGCTTCAGCTTCTTTACGTGCAGCTTCTGCTTCTTCTTCAGAAATAGAAGGAAGAACTTCTGTATTGTAGTTAGTGAAGTCTAATACTACTGTATCACCAGTAGGAAGGATTTCACGTACTGTAGCTTGTTGAGAAATGCAATCAGCAATTTCTTCTACAGTCAATAATTCACGATAGATACCACGTACAAATTTGTTACGTAAACGAATTGGACGACGGCATTCAACATTAACAAGTTTAGTCTTCAAAGTGCTCATCATATGCCTCCTGAATAGAAACGATTAATTCATCATCGATAAGATCATAAGCTTCTTTAAGCTCAACGTTATCTTCGATTTCTTCAGCAAGATCTTTGCTGTCATTTTCATGAGTGCGATCGATATCAGAAAGCAATTCAATTTCAGCTGCGTCATCTTCATCGTCAGCTTCAATATCAATTTCTTCATCTTCTAACTCAGCTACAGAATCGATATCAGTGTTGTCATCGTCATCATCTAATTCGATTTCATCCATAGCATCAACGACATTGTCGATTGTATTATCCATATCGTTATCAGTAGCTGTGGAATCAGCAACAACATCTTCTACAGTAGAAGCTGCATCATCAAGCTCTTGATGGATAGTTTTATCATCTGCCATTATTAAATCCTCCTTAAAAATATTAATCTATAGCAGAATCGATGTAATCATCGTTATCATCTGCTAGATCATCTAAATCATCATCGGATAATGTAGACAATGCAATATCTTCATCATCCATAATTTCATCATCATCGTCACCATTTTCAATGGCATCAATGATATCTCTTTTAGCAATTAAAGAATCCAAGAAAGCGTTCTCATCGACCATTACGTCAAATGCATCTTTCTCGTCAATTTGCTCTTTAAAATATTGATCGAGTTCACTGTTCATTGCAGTACCTCCATTAAGATTACTGATATGTTAACGTGATACATTTTTTAATATTGTTTGAACTTGACGTTCTAGGATATAAATAATCACAGGAACGTAGTAAAATATATCATGTTGAGGAATAGTATAGTTAAAGTCTTCTAGGGTTTTGAGTAAGAACTCTTCATATCTATTCAACTTATCTGTATTATCATTGAAGTAATCAATGATAATATTCTTGAAATAGTTTAGATCATCAGTTTCATACCGTTCATTATCTCTAATACGCATAACCGTATCATCATCAAATGAAGGTACTTGCCAATAATCACCCATTTTGTATTCATGGAAGATATAGTAGTACTTCTCTAAGCTATAGTATAATAGAGAAGTCTTATCTTCTACCATCATACCATAGCAAGATGGATTACATATAGTACCAATATCTTTTCTTTCTAATGAATGGAAGAAAGATTTAGAATAATCTAATGCGAATGTAGCTCTAGGAGTTAGTTGATGTGCTACGTGTAGATAATCTAATTCACCACTATTCATAATATCATGACGTTTAATGAATTCAATCATATAACTATCGTAGAAATTATGATCATCATAAGAAAAAATAAAAGTCTGAGTTTTATTACTATAGAAGAGACTTCTATAGTAAGCAATCATATCTTGACAGATATTTTCTAGTCTACTGATATAAGCATAATCATCATCTTTGATTACTAGAGATAAGTTAGTACCAATATTGGTTGTATCCATGGTATAGGATTCTACAACTAAAGAATCAATATCTGTATTATCACCATCATGGGAACTTAGACGATAAGAGATCTTATACATATTAGCCCCAGTAGGTAATGTATCTAAGGATACACTTGTAACTTTAAAGAGATATTCTTCATTAGTATGATTAATAATGAAATAATCTTGAGGATAAGGTTTAAATGCATTAGGTACAATATAAGCATCGCCTTCAATTGTATCTGATTCAAGACCAAAATCGCCAGCATCCATTTGAACTTGAATTCTATCAAGACCAAATAATACTGTATCTTTAATTCTATTATATCTTAATGGAGAATCTCCATCAGTATAACTATAAGCTAAGTTTGTAGACTCATCTAATGTACTCTTACTAGTATTGATATTGTAGTAAGTACAAGTAGTAGGAGCTTTATCTGTAAAAGTATAGAATGTATTATCAAGCCGTTTGACTTCTGACTCTAAGATAGAGTTTATCGTGGCTGTATATGTAGTGTCAAGGAATTTACCCATAGTCGACCTCCTTTATTAATGTGATGTTTAAGACAAAAAAATAAAGCGGTATGGACTTTTAAGCCCATACCACTATATAATTTGTATACAGAAGTCTTGTATCTTACTTAATGGAACTCCATAATCTTTATCAGCTTGGTTTACATGAGCAAAGACTCTAGATCCTTTAAAGAATGCTATATTATTCTTTATGAAGTATTCTATTTGTCTCTTAGCTATTTCACCAGCTGAGTCATTATCAAAGTATAGATGAATATCCATATACATTATACCTTTAGATAGGATATACTTTAAGATAGCTGAGTATTTATTACCAGCTGCTGCAAAGTATATTCCTGTAGATCTATTAGTCATATTATTGTATATAGATATGATATCAAATTGACCTTCTGCAATATGTACCATAATTCTATCTGATGTATATGGAATAGAAGATGGTATGCAGAAAGCTTTATTATAAATATCTCTATCATCTAACTTACAGATTAGATATCTGTATTTGCTATCGGTTTGTCTAATACAACGCATAGATAATGATGTATTATTAACTGAGAGGAATCCTACATAGTCCCTTTGAATTCTTTCAAAATCAGATTCTGTAGCTCCCAGATACCTCATGATCTGTCGTTTAAAAAATGAAAAATCGAAGATAATCTTCATATTCATCATTTCTGATACTGACAGATTAGTACCAAGACGACCATTGATATAGCTAACCTTATCTGGATATAAGTTATAGTTTACCTCAAATGCATCATATGCTACTTGAGGTTCTCTTAAGCGATTAGCAGAGTAGGAATTGCTCCTACTCTGTCTCATCTCTTTATTATGGATATCAATAGCCTGTATTAACTCCTCATCTCTAATATCTAAGAGATTAAGGAAAGTCCTATTGACTAATCCACCTGCTTCACATTTAAAACAGTTAAACATGTAAGGCTTATCCGGAGATAAGCCAATATACATGTGTTTCTTCCCAGCAGAAGATGTGTGTCCACAATATGGACATCGTAAGACTAATTCCTTTTTACCAGCAGCAAACTGGCTATTAGGAATTAGCGATTTCAATTTGCTGCCGATATCCATTATTTATCTTCGTCTTTCTTGTATTTATTCTTAGCTTCGATAACCTGTGCAACACCAGTAAATACTGCTGCAGTTAATACTGCTGCACCACCTAAGATAGTTGCAATAGATGTACCAGTTTCTTTACTCAACGCTGCTTTACTTGCTGCACTTACGAATTCTCTAATCATTTTAATATCCTCCTAATTTCTCCCACATGCTTCTTCAATTTTTGCTCTCAATAGTTCATTGATATCATCTTCTATTTGCACTTTAGGTTGACCTTTAGCTTTTTCTAATAAAGCTTCTGCTGCTAGAACTGTACCATATGCTGCAAGTACCGAAGTAGCAGCTTTACCAGTTGTCTCAATTACATCACAGATACCATCCCAATCTTCTTTTGTTAATGCATCAATAATATCAAATATCATAGTCGTTATCCTCCTATTTAATACGTTGTTAAAATATTAGTTGAAAAGTACTTCCAAGGTAATCTCTTGGATTCTTTTACGTAATCCTTCCTCAGAAGTTTGTTTATAAAGCCATTGAAGTGCTGGAATTAGACGAGCTGTATTTCCATTAGCCAATTCTAATATCTCAGCTGCACTAGCTTTCTTAAATCCAATGGCAAAGCCGATGGATTCGTAATTTAAAGTATTTGTCTCAGATGCTGGTAGTGCAGGTCTTACTGGTTTTACTTCACCGATTTCGATTTCCATAGACTTAGGTTCTATTGGCGATAATGTTTCTACTTTAACTGCTTTCCAGTCAGGTTTAACTCCTACAATAGTCTTTTTATCTTCATCATCTTTTTGGTAGATGAATGGATTTAATCTATTACCATTTAGATCTTCTTTAGGAAGCTCATCGCTGAGAGTAATTTTATTGATACAGATGTCATAGACATCTTTAGGTGTTAGCTGATCTTTGAACTGTTCATATGTAGCTTCTAAATCAGAGCCACATTTTGCAAATACTTCTTTTACTTCGGTTGCCATTTTAACTGTAATCATTATTTATTCTCCTTCACTAATTCTAATTTATGATTTAAAATATACCCAGATGGATTAGGTCTAGTTAATTGAGTTAGTACATTCATCAATGGTAAGTATTTAAACTCTTTGATTGTACTGTATTCTTGAGAGCCATATGTAAACTTACCAGTATTGACATACTCTTCTAAATAGTCTTCTAGATAATAGAAGAGACTTAAGTTGTTATCCATTCTATTATATAGATTTCTAGAAGAGTTAGTCTTTAATCCATACTTAAGGAAGATATCTCTAACCATTTCTGGATTAAAGTTCTCACTTCTTGCAGCCACAAGTAAGTCATATGTAAACTCAGCAGATTTAACTGCATTCACTTGCGGATCAGATAATACTCTATGGCTACTAATAATATCTGCATCAGCTGCATACTTATCAAAGTATGCTTGTTGCATGTATCGTCTAAATATTAGTCTTAGCACTATTGACTGTGTAATATTCACACTCATACTCAATAGCTAAGTCTAATACTTTAGTAGATTCACCTAACTTAAACATATCATCTATTAGTTTACTATTGAAGTATCTGAAATAGATATTGTTTAAGATAGCGATATATGGTCTAGTAGTACACTTTTGAAGAATAGTAGTTAAATCTAACTCTTCAATAGTAGTATGGAATCTACGTTCAGCTACATCTTTTGCAAGATCATAATCATCATAGATGCGTTGACGTAATACTGGATTGATATCCATCATACATTCTAGGACATCATCTCCAGTTCCAATGTCAATATTATTCTCACGAATAAACTTGACGTTTCTTAAAACTACTTCAGGAATATGATCAAATCTATAATTTTCACTCATCTGTTTTTACAACTCCTAACTTCTTATCCCATTTTCTTCCAGGGATTTGTCCTTTAATAGTCAACCAAATATAATATAAGAATGGCAATGTTTTATATATCCGACTAATCTGCCAAACTTCACCTTTATACATAATAGCACCTTTCTTAAATATATTATTTAAGTATCGTCTATAGTTTCTATAGAATGTGATATTCTTAGTAAAAATCTTTATACTTCTATTAGAGTTATGAAAGTATTTTACATTATATTTATCACATAGATTTTTATAGGTTTCATATGGATCGTTATTATCCAATAAACTATCTATTACTAATACTGCAAAGTCTACAGATCTTTTTAGAATGTAATCTGGTAATCTACCAACTCTTCCAACATAAATGCTGATTTCTTCAGGTTTAGCTGTATATTTCTTGATATATTCATCAGCATCATATGTTTGAGTAGCTAAATACTCACATTTCTTTCTATTACCTACATACTTTAATTTGATTTGACTTTTAGATAAAGTTGTAGCATCAAATATCTCTTCAATCAATTTTATATTAAAGTATCTGAAGTAGATATTACTAATAATAGCTTTATATTTAAAATAGGATCCTTTACCTAATGATAAGACATCAGTAAGAGTTATTTCTTCGAATGGCTTTTCAATAGCCTCTTCCATTCTAAATATTTGATCTGTATCAGCTCTAATTGTATTAATAAAGGGATTGATTACATTCAATTCAGTTTCCCTAACATTAATATCATACCTTTGACAGAATAGATAGTTCTTTAAAATCATACCATCTACCCCATCAATAAATTGAGTTAATTTCATTAAAATCTACCTCCTTATTTTTGTAAACCAATTCTACCAGTGGAAGCTGAAACGTATTCTATCTTATGATTGCCATCACGATCGAATTCTACAAATTCTCCCACTTGTAATGCTAATATTTTATTTGCGTTTTTCAATACCGCCTCCTTAGCTTCATTAGGTAATTTCCAATCTGGATCGCCAAAGTTAACTACATTCTCTTCACTCATTTCACCTCCACCATTCCAGAATTCAGAACCAGACTTACGCACTGCAGAAAAGATGTTTCCATCTGTATCCACTTCAGCTGTCATCCAGTCATAATAATGAACGTCATATTGGAAGTATGAGTCATTATATCCATAGTTGGACTCTAGCTTATAATTATTCTCATCTAGACGAGTAATCTTTGTATCCGCACTGGATAGGTTTAAAGCTGCTAAAGTTTCAATAAGTTTATTCATGATATATTTCCTCCTTTACTAAAATCAAATTACTATAAGAATATATCATATCACCCTTATAATATATAAATATAAAAAAATAGAATACAAAATACCACTAGGAGTTAATCTCCTAGTGGCTATTAGATTATTTCTTACCGTATGTATTATCCCAGTCAGCAATCTTCTCATTGATCGCATCAAATAGATCGGTATCATAACAGAATCCATTAATATTAAATCGTAGTTCTTTGATATCTTCAATATCCATATCCCAGGAACTAATCATTTCAGATTTGAAGTCATAGAGGTATTCTGAATCTACACTATTATATAATCTAGTATATGCATTAGTAAAGTCTTTAATGAACTCTGTAGGAAGCTCTATATCTAGAGCGTTTTCAATTTCTCCTATAATATAATCTATTTCCCAATAGAGATCTTGGTTAGTAAATTCAATACCATTGATTTCTGCTTTGAATTCTTGAATAACTTTTGATTTCATTTTAATCTCCTCCAAATAAAATAATACCACTAGGAGTTAGACTCCTAGTGGCTTTTCAGTATATTCTCTTGTATCCATATAATCGAGCATATCATTAAATGCTTCTTTTGCTTTAGGATCTGGATTATTCACATTAATGTATCCCTCTGGAGCAAGTATCATTACATTATCAGTTTCATCTAATGCGTATTTGATATCCCCAGTATCAGCTACATAAAAGTTATCTCTATTTACATAGAATTTATATCCAGTATAATCAGATTTAAATACGGTCTTATCCTTTCTTAGCTTATTGCTAATTAAAGTATAATATCCCTTTAGTAACATAGTAAATCTCCTTACATATTAGAATTAGGTATTATTCTTTTGTTGATCCGTATTTAGAATAGATAATTCCCTCTACTTTAAGGGACTTAGTTAATACAGTATCTAGAATTATCATTAAAGTTTCATGCATATATAAATCAGTATTAGACTCCATCATAAATAAGACATCATCATCTAATCCATAATTATGAATCTCAAATGATAACTTCTTCAATATCGGTTTACTTCCAGATATATCAAATACCATACCAGACTCATAAGTAATACTATCCTTACATTGTCTGCATTCGATGTATACATGTTTACCTCTATTTATTATATCAGCATTAACTCTACCAAATAGATATTGCTTATATAATTCTACTATTGATTTAGACATATTAGTCTCCAATTTCTCTTATCCCCTTAAGTTTAATAAATGAACTATGACCAAAATTAAGACTACAATCTTCAAATGTTTCTAATACTTCAGCTATTGCATCATCATTAACTCTACCAAGTTTAGTAACTTCCTTGACTGGATAGATTCTATCACTCTCAATAAAGTCTAGCATATTAATATACGCAAAGCTTATCTTATTATCACTCTTTTCAATTAAGAATCTACCTTTAATATGATAATAATCATCTTTATGGATACATTCTACAGAGAATGTATTTTGAGTCTCTCTAATAGTAATATTACCAAATAGTAAATTACTTACCGCTTCAGAAACTTCACCTAGTTTAAGCATTACTCTTCTCCTTTATTAATAAATCTACTTGAAACCCTAATAGTTGGGTCATAACCATATCTCTTATTATACTCTTCAAACTTATTGAGTAGATTAACCATCTTAACATGATTAGCTTTACATAGCATAACAGATCGTTTATCATCTTCTGGCTTCTTACTATTAATATATGCAAGATTAACCCGACCATTATTCTTATCTACCATTAACTTACCAGTTATCTTAATATCCTCTTGATCGATTTTACAAAGGATATTTAGTTCTCTTGTATATTCATTAATAGATACTCTACCAAATAGTAATTGTCTAATACTATCAATTATTTCATTAAAGTTAACCATTCAATTCTCCTGAAATAAATAAAATAGGTAAGGAAGACTAAGCTTCCTTACCTCTAAACATTAACCATTATTAATTAAGCTTGCATAGATCAAGAATTCCTCATTAAGTAATTCCTGTTGAGGGACGAATGCTTTACCAGTATTCTCCTTATTATCGAAATCAATAATTTGGAACTTAGATGATACTATAGTAGCAAGCATAGAAATAAGTAGATTAGTAATCTTCTCATTCCGATAAATGGATGCAACGGATTCATATGTATTAGAAGAAGTAATCTTCAATAACTCTTTCTTATTCATATTAACCCGTTTAATTACTTTAACAAACTTACCAGATAAGATTGCTTCCATTGTATATAAGCCATTAGATGCTAATATACGTTTAGCTGCAATGATAAGTTTGATATAGTTAGTTAAGTCAATAGATCCTAAAGAAGATGGATCTCCAAACCACTTATAGAATAGATAGCATACTAGCATCTTTTGATGTGGTACAATAGGAGACTTACGTCCTTTAGATAATTCTATTTTATAATAATCAATCTCTTCTTTAGAGAATGGACCAAATCGTTCTTCAATTTGCTTCATAGTATTCTTGAAGTTTACTTGATTATGAATCAATAAGGCTTCATTCTTCTTAGAGAGATGACTTTCAAATTTATCGAATTCTGAATTGTCATCATCATCACCTTCATTACGATCAGATGATAATTGATTGAATGCGAATTCATATTTAGCATTAACAACCTTATTCTTGATATTATTTTTAATGGATACATAGATCAGATTCAACAATGTACCATTATAAACAGCCTTTGGAATAACTTGGATGATAATACTAATGATTGTATCAAAGCTATGAGAGAATTTGTTGCGGGAACGAATAAATTGTCTATCCCATGCACCAATATTCTTATTCATATCTTGTAAGATACGACTACTTGTAGTCTCAGATAACTTAGTATATAGATCCATTTCTGGATGCATATCTACAATAAGGATATCGTAGAACTTCATCAAGTATTCGTCTATATTTTGTATCTTTTTAATATAAGCATAATGAATCAATAATGGAATTAAGATCAATTGAAACATACTTACTTCCATTAATGCTTGAAGATGCTTATTAGCATATTGAAGTACATTACCATTCTTTTTATTACGTTTGATATGAATGATAAAGTTATCTTCATTCAATGCTTTTACTTTTCTAGCAAATGTACTAAACAAGATATCTCGTTTAATATCTGCCATGAATGTATCTAGATCATACACATTGGCTTCATCAGTATCAATCAAGAACTTAATTCTTGCATAGATAGCTATCAACTCATGGTCAGGATCATAGAATTTTTCAAAGTAATTTAGATAGTGTGTAAAGTGATCTACACGTTCTTCAGAAGAATAGCATTTCTTAATACTCAATACAAATGAGTTAAAGATAAGACTTTCTTCTTGATTATTAGTTAGCATTTGAGACAATGGAGCAATGATTTGTTTACCTCTAATTGTCTTTAATACTTTATCTTCCTCTGATATTGGATACCAATCATCAATAGGAGGGATGGCGTCCTCTGGTCTAATAGATGTAGAGAACGTTTTTGCTTCTGGAGTACGAATAGAGTACTCTCTGTCGTAAATTTCCCCTGACTCTTCGATATTACGTCGAACAGTTCTACTTGTCAATGCTTCTGTTAGTTGCATTTATTTCCTCCTCATACATAAACGAATATCATTATTATTCACCTTTATAATATATGATTTTATATCCGTTTCGTAGTCTTGGTCTTTCTAATATTCGATTTGATATTCTTACTAAGAGCCTTGCTTTGCATTGATGCGGCAGTTGTATTAGTAGTTCTAACTTTACCAATATGCTTAACTACCTTATTTGCATTACCGCCAGACTTAACTCCCTTTTTGAGTAATCTATGTTTAAATAACGGATCTATAGCTCTAGCATTCTTTTCACCTTCAAGACGAAGTTGTGCTTTAGTACTACAATCGGTTACTAATTTGAAGAAATCTTTAGCATTTCTAATTACTAAATTAGATTCTTCATAATAATGCTTCTCTAGATAGCCATGTTGACGTATATATAGGAACCCGAAATATAGAATTTTAGCGAAATTCACTACCCCATAGGGGTTACGTTCTTTAGGCTTAGATTTAAGCACTTCATCAGGCACTTTATCTAAAAGCTCGTTTACTAGAATGCCATTTGCATTATACACATGAGCAAATGTGAAAACGAAAGCTGGGTCATTAGAGAAGAATTGTACTTTATAATTCTTCAAAGTACTAGAGTGACTATCAGTTACACTCTTAGGAGAGAATTTAAATACAACTTCATATGTAAACTTAGGTACTATCTCAGATGGTACTCTAAGGAGAATGAAATAATTTTTACCATCATTGAAGAAGTTATGATCGATCTTCCCATTGTATCTTAACATAACCTTTTCAAATTTCTTCTTATAAGCTTCAGCCAAATATTGCGAGCCAGTTACATTACCTTTACCCGCAGGAGATTTTCCATATTCATCTAAAGTCATTTCTAACTTAGCCATCCAAACTTCTCCTTAATGAGGTTCTTACCAGGATAGGAATTCAATTCCTACCCCAGTAAGCTTGCTCTGGACAATTAATCTTTATAGATATTGTGTGCTGGAGATTGGCAAAGGAATTGCTTAGTAGTAACTAGCATACCAACCACATTAGCAACAATGTCTAACACAGTGATATCTGATTTAATAGAAGACAATACTAAACCATCAGCTTCACCTGTACGTAAGTTGATAGGTGTTTTAGTGTCGATAGTTGTTTGAATCATTGCCTTAACTTCATCAGATGCTTCGGAATATGAGGAAGGTACTTCACCAAGGGAAGAACCATAAAGTTTTGCAAGTAAATCCAAATAGGAATTATATACTACACTAATGATTCCAGTATCAGGATTTTTATGAAGTTCATGGAATACGTTGAATGCTTGGATATTAGCACCCCAACCATAACCATGTTCAGCAGCAGACATGCAGTTTAATACGGCATCTTCTGCAGCATCGAAACGATTATCACGTTCTTCTGGAGTAGATCCACCAATATATAAGTCAACCATATTAGCTTTCATGCTATGGATACGACGACGTAAGTTACCAATATCATTTAGGTTCTTACCATCTTGTTTAGCTTGAGCTAATTGCATTTCTAAGTTATTGATGATAGATTTGTAGAAGTCAGAGAATTCAGTAGTACCTTCTTTATACATGAGTTTAGGGTTAATAATTTTAGTTTTATTATAACCTGCAACAACTGCATCTGCAGTACCACACCAATCAACGATTGTATCAACTGTTGGAGCATCACCATTTTCTTGGTCTTTTTCTTGTTGCTCTAAGCTGATATACTTACGAATTGTACGAGCATCACATAAGTTAGCTAAGTCCATAAGTACTTCTTTTTTATAGATATCAGATACAAGACAGAATGGGATATTAAAGTTGTTAGCTTTAGCATTCATCATTGTCTTAACCAATGGATCCATTACAGCTGCAATATCACTGGATACTTTAGGACACATGATAACTGTTGGAGTTAGTTCACGACGATCTTTTAAAGGTTCCATGATATTATGATAAATGATAGCGGAGAAGAAGTTAATCATTTCTGGAGTATCAATAGGATCTTCGAAGAAGTAGATCTTAGGCGCATTGATTTCTGCAGTAGATTCAGCTTCATTAGTAACGAATACTTTATCAGCATAACCTGCATCTAATGTCATACCATCAAAGATCTTGATATAATCTTGACTATCCATAGAACGTTTAACGTCAATGTATACGTCAGTACCATTTTCCATATAGATACCAGAGATCAACTCAGCCATCTCTTCATTATTATTAGTAGAGATTAGAGCAATCTTATGGATATCTTCATATGTTTGGATTTCACGAGTTTGAGACATAATTGTTTCAGAAGCACGTTTAACCAATTCATTAAGTTGACGTTCTAATTCTGCTGGTGGTAAATGCCAGTTATAGATTTCAGCATTATCTCTATTTGGTTCACATCTAGTAGCCAAACGTTTATAGATAAGTTGAGATAATAAAATAGCAGATGTAGTACCATCACCAACATTCTTAACTACATGGGAAGTTAAGTCTTCTAATACTTCACGGATACTCATTTCTAAAGTACCATTGAAGTAGATATTTTTCAAAATAGTATGACCATCTTTAGTAAATTTAGGAAGAATGTCATCTTTCTTGATTTGAGTAGCAGACCCATAAGGTCCAAATGATGTAACTAGGGAATCGGCAATGATTTGTAACACTGCCATAGTTTGTTCGTGTAAAGTTTTTTGCTCTACAATATTAGAGTAGATATGCATAATTACCTCGCAATTTTAACTAATTTGTCATATGGTTCAACGACATAGAATAAGTTCTTAGGAAACATATCGTAGAACTTAGCTTGAACTATATACTTACCTAATGTATAGTCGTAATCTGTATTGATAGCATTACGTAAAGCAAAGACGTGTTTGCCTTCTACTTTAGGAGAGTAGTCTTCTAATCTGAATAAGCTATCAGTATAGATAGCATCATACTCATTTAAAGGAATATCTCTCTTCTTATATATACGTAGTTTGTTTTTTAGATTTAGGCTCATAGACCGTAGATTAGTTTCTTGATATTCATTATCTACAGCTACAGCTATATTGAAGCTCTTACCTTCGATGCCAATGATATTATAGAATAGTCTATAAAGATCAGTCTCATAAGTATTAAAGTAAAGTAGTTCACCATACTTATTGATGATCTCTTCTAATAAGTCATCAGCAGAGTCTTGGTATTCTTCTTTTAATAACGCAGTTAATGGATTTGGTTTAGTACGCTCTTGAAAGATATAGATCATATCCAATTGAGATAGATCTAGTATTCCATCAATGAAGTACTTAGAGTTTTTGAATCCATACTTTATTACATCATATATCGATAAGTCTGTATTGAATAAACTTGAGTATTCAAATATAGGAGCGACTGTTTTACCTTCCATATGAGTATCCTTACAAAAAAATAAGGAGATAGAGAAGAACCCTATCTCCTAATAATATTACATGTCATCTAAAGATGCACGTTTGAATTCACTAGATGTAGAAGAGGAGCTACCGCCAAAGCTGCTACCAGCATTAGAGTTGACACCCAACTTTTCTGCAATTGCTTCAATAGTTGCATTAGTATTGCTACCAGCATATTGAGCAGTTTCATGTACAGAGTAAGCATATGCATTAGTCATAGATTTAGCATATTCTTCCAACACAAGAACAAAGTCTTCTAAGTCCATATTTTTGTAGCTATCGAAGTCTTTATCACCATCGAAAGATTCTTTATCAAAGTTATGAACGGAGAAGTGTAAGTCTGTACGACAGATAAATAAGATCTCTTCTTCCAATGCAGAAAGATCTTTATTCAATTTACGGATACAAATTACAGGTTGTTCTAGACCAAAGTCAGAGCCATCTGTAACTGTAAGGAATGTATTAGCACCTGTAGTGATACCAACAGAAGTTAATTCACCAGCTAAGAAACGACGAATTTCACGAGCTAAGATACGAGCTTTAGTGTGTTTCAAGTATGCACTAACTTCACGATCACGATCAGGCATTGGATAATCTTGACCAGATACCATTTTCAATGGAGCGATGCCAATTTTCAAAGTACCTTGCCAGAATGTAAAACCAATAGAAGAACCACCAAAGGTTTTAATATCTTTGGAGTTTGTCATACGGTAATTAGAGTAAACATTGATAGATTTCTTTTGACTGGATCCACCAGTACGATTGAATAAGCCTTGTCCAAGAGCCATTTTTGTTACCTCCTATAAAATAAGATATAATTAATCTATTGTAGGTTATGCTGTAATATCCTACATCAAGGTTATAATATATCTTTGTAATAGGATATATCTAGAATCATATATTATTAAGGTGATATGATATAGTTATTTAATTTAAGGAGGAATATATCATGCTTATTCAATCTATCTTAAAAACAATCTTGGGTACATCTACTAATACAATTGAAATTACAAAGGCTTCTACTGGCGGATTTGTAATTCAATCTGTTGATACTGTAGAAAGTGGTATGTGTCAATATCAAACATGGGAAACAACCCAAATCGATCTATATGTAGATAAAGATGGTAATATCGCAGATGGTGATTATGGTATTGAAACCATTAGTCAACCAACATGTGAAGAATTAGAATCATCTTATCAATATGATTTCAATTCTGAAATCTTTAATAACCGTCTAGAAAGAAATTACAATGAGTCTAAAGATAAACTAAAATTGGTTGACTATCTAAAAGGTTTATTAGATCTATTGAAAATGCTAGATGCTCATGATAAGGTTACATTTGAATATTCTTATTATGATGATGAAGTAAAGAACTTTGAGTTTAAACCTTTTGTTAAGAGAGCATAAAGAAAAATCCCCTAGGAGAATCAATCTCCTAGGGGTATTTATTTTTTTGTTTATCTACGTTTAAGTTCCATATCAGGATAGTTGATATAGATACGATTATAGTCTCTTCTTAAAGTTTCACGTTTAGCTAACTCTTCTCTTAGCTTAATGTATTTAGCTTGCAAGATAGCATATTTAGATCTAAGTTTTTCATCTAGATCATCTTCGGATAATACACCATCGATGATAGATAAACGTGTATTGATGGAATGTAATAATAACAATGCATCATTCTCTTCATCAATATTACGTAAACGTATTTGGAATTCAAAGAGATCATTTTCATAATCTTTGATAGCACTATATTTGAAAGAATTCGTTGTGTCCCTATATTGTTTTCTAGCCCAATCGATCGGACCAGCTTCTAATAGAGAATTGTCATCGATTCGGGATAGTGCTGTAATAACACGTTCGATCTCACGTTTAACTAAACGAATAGCAGTGTAAGACATTGCTTTACGTAAGCCTTTGATTGTAATGATACGATTAGATAATACATCATTATATACAGATAAACACCATGCAATAATAGTAGATGTATCTCTAGGACCACTATTAGTATAATTGATATAACCGGAGTTTTTCAATTTCTTAATAGCAATCTCAAGATCCATACCAAAGCCACAGCCAATTAAGAAGTCATCAGCTAATAGCATATCATGGTCTTTAAACATAACGGAAGTAATCTTCCAAAGTAGATCTTTGAAACCAAATGCTAACAATGCAGCATAGTTTACTGTATTAGCTCTACGGATAACGCTATTAGTTTTATCTAAGTACATATCGATTTCCGCTTTAGCAATATCGATAGGAGAAGATGTATTAACTAATGCACCGATATCGTGTAGAATCAATGCTAAGATCTCTCTATTAGATAAGTCCAATATAGGATTGAATAGTTTGAAGTCAATCTCTACATAGTACTTATTAACTTTAGCTTTAGAATCATCACTATTGTATTCAAATGCATCATTCAGAAGAATATCATAGATATCATTATCTTTAATCACTGGCATTACACAGATACCAAAGAATGGAGTATCTGTATTCTTAGAAAGCAATACAGTATTACAAGTACTCCCAGTAAAGAAAGAGTTAAGTTCATGATTCAACTGTCTTAGAAGATCTGGGTCTTGATTTGTACGAAGCTGCTCGATAATATCTAAGCAATCGCCGAAATCATAATTGTTCATACTAGAACTCCCTTCTTGAAAGTAAAGGAAAATGCCTAGAGCCTATGAAGGCTCTAGGCTAGAATCCTAATTAGTTAAATTATGGTTTTACATATTCAACTTTTGTTGGAGCAGTGATGTCACCTTTAGCGTCATTTACTTTAGTGTAAGTGGAAGCGTTAGGGTAACCACCAGCTGTACCAGCAGCTGTCATAGTATCAGGAATGAATGTAGTGTAATCATTCATCAAGTTACGTCCGATAGGATCGGTGTTTTCATAACGTGTACGAAGACCTGTTGGGTTGATGATTTTTACACGACCTTGTACTGGTTGATAACCTACCAATTTGAAACGTTCGAACGCATGAACTGCTGGCAATGCAGGGTTTTGAGCATTACGGATTTCATTGGATAAGTACAATTGGTAATCATAGATGCAATAGATAATGCGATCAGAATTACGAGGGTTTAACAAGATGATCAAGTTTTGGTTGTTGCGTAGTTTATCAGAGCTTACGAAGTTGTAAACACGTTTGTCGGAAGTTACAACTGTACGAGTGAAGTCTAATTCTACAGGACCAATGGAACTTGGAGCTTGGTAAGTGTAAGTAGTTGGTGTGATTTTGCGAATGATCGCAGGGTTACCAATTACAGAGATTGTGATGTTAGGGTCATTCAATACTTGGATCATATATTGAGCGTAGTTGTCCAAAGCATCCATGAATGTTTTGTGACGGTATTCTACTTGATCCAATGCATAACCTTCTGGTGGAGCGAAGTCAAATACTTCAGCTAAACGGTTAGCTTCTGGCATACGTAAGAAGGATTCATCCAATTCAGCATGGATTTTGTCATCTTTGAAGTTACCAAGAGCTGTTTTGAACAAGGAAAGGATATTAGTCAATTGATCTTCGTTATAAAGAGCTTGAATATCTTTTACTTCTTCAGGGCTGATTGTAGTATTGATTGGGTAAGCATCAGGAATTTCAACGATGTTTGTTTGGGAATCCCATTTAACGCTTACAGTATTGTGCATAGCAGAAGTTGTTTCACGACGAACTGCCAATACTACTTTTTGAATTGTAGTGTCGGAGCAGTACAACATGAATTGGTTGTTTTTGAAGAAACCAGCTAAGTGACCGGAGATAGTTTTAGGAGTACCTGCAGTTTGTTCAACAGTTACAGAGAAAGCAGTCATCATTTGACGGTCGATTTCGCCATAGCCTGGTTCGAAGCGGCATTCTTGAATAGGTACTGCAACGTCGATAGGAGCAGCAGCAGTAATTTCAGCAGCTGTTACAGGTTCAACAGCATCACCAGCAGCATTAGGTTTCATGTAACCAGCTTTTGGAATAGCATTAACTACGATATGAGTTACTGCGGATTCGATAGAGAAGTTATCGATGTTTTGGATCAAACCTTGAGGACCAAATACTGCTTTACGGATTTTGTCTTGAGCAGTTGTGTCAGTTGGAGCCAAAGGAAGAGTTACCAACAAGTTATGAGTTGGAGCTGTCGCAAGAATAGCACCAAACATTTCATTTTGTTGAGTGAACATATCGATTTCACGACCATCTGGAGTAACCATTTTGCGGATCTTCATAGTCAATGTGAATTTAGGAGTTTTAGCAACAGCTTTGTTGATAGCACCTTTATCGAATACGTTGTTCATCAAAAGGTTTTTGTGCAATGGGAATACTAAGCCCATAACTGGGTTGTATGCACCAAGAGTTGCACTTTCCAATAATTTGGAACGGTCATTTTCGTATTGAGCTTCCATCATAGCCATATGGTCTTGATAACCACCTGGGTTGCCAAGGGCTTGGAATTCTTCCATATCAGCGGATTCAGATACGAAGAAATCACGCATAGTTTCATTGGATTCAGGAGACATCATTACACGGCTCATTTCTGTATAGAATTCAGCACCTGTCTCTTGACGGATATTTTCTGCCATTTCACGAATAGCAGAAGCATATTGACGAGTACTGGAAGTGTTATAGCCACGACCAAATACTACGTTGTCTTGTTTAGATTCACCTACAACTGGCATAATCTTTCTCCTTTCGAGATTATAAATGTATTTTTTGTATTTTGATTATATCAGGTATCTATAGGGACACCAAAATATTTACTATATTGTTATACTGTACAAGAGTATACAGTTTACTTTTTAATAGGTTCTTTAGGTGCTAAAGTACCCATTAATTCATTCAATCTATCTAAAACCCAAAGGCAATAATAGAAGTCAGATTTGTTTTCAATATAAGACTTAGTATTGAATGTCTTTGTAATATAGTAAGAGATCATATCAGATAGCTTATCTAGAGACTTAGATACCTTAGTAATGATCTTCATATTATCAGAGTTCTTCTTAACGTAATCTACTTTCTCTTTGAAAGCTAAGGTTACATTATAAAGCTCAATGAATCTATCTTTCAATTCTTTAGTACGAATGGCTTTTTGTTCATCAGTAAGATCTTCAAAGATTTCATTCTCTAAACCTTTAATATCTCCTTCTTCACCACCATCGGATCCACCAGTAGAATCACCAGCGTCACCACCATCAGAGTCTCCAGCGTCAGGTGTATCATCTCCACCATCACCGCCGTCTCCTCCATCATCGCCTAAATCATCAGGTTCCATATCACCATCGTCACCATCGGCATCTGGATCATCGGAATCTCCACCGTCATCACCTAAATCATCAGGTTCCATATCACCATCATCAGTGTCATCACCTGCATCAGGATCATCTGTAGTGTCATCATCGCCATCTTCATCAGGAGAACCATCTTCTAAATCTTCTGGTTCATCATCAGTATCTGAATCATCAGCTAATGGATCTCCACCATCATCATCTTCAGGAGCATCACCTTCTTCATCGTCGGTTGCATCCATATCAGGTTCTTCTGGTTGTTCATCATCATCGTCACCTGGTTCATCATCTGCAGGGTCATCACCGCCACTTAGATCATCAGGTTCTTCATCAGTACCATCACCATCCGCATCAGGATCACCTGCACCTAAATCTTCAGGAGCATCATCTGCATTATCATCTGTATCGGATTGAAGAGGGTCTCCACCATCCCCAGCAGGAGGTGGAGTTTCTTCTTTCTTATCCTCTTCTTTTTTATCATCTTTCTTTTTCTTCTTATCATCATCAGCTTCCATATAAATGGCTTGCTCTTTAAGCTGATCTAAGAAATCATTAAGACCCATTATATATCTCCTTATTAATCATCGTCTTTATTTTTGCCAGGTAAGGCTTCACCATGTTTAAATGCCATATTATACATGAGTCTAGCTTTTTGACTTTCAAGTTTTTTCTTGATTTTAAGAAGCTCTCTTTGTTTTTCAAGACTACCATCATCTTCAGCTTTCTTAAGATAACGATTAGTCATTTCTAATTCTAATTCAATTTCTTCTAAGACTTTACGACGTTCTTTAGATTGAGCATCTAGAGACATACCCAAGTAACCTAAGACTACAATAACGGAAATTGCAGGGTTAATAAAGTAACCTACACCGGCAGTGATAGCTAGTTTAATAATACGGCTTGCTTTAGGCAAGATATTACCAGCAATAACAGCCTCTCTATTTTCAGACTCTAGGTCTTTAGTATTAACTACACCTTTAAGTTGATCCATTTGAGCATCAAATTGTCGGCTTAAGTTAGATACATCTGCAGATACATCGCTAAGTTTAGCTTTAACTTTCTCAGAAGCCATAGCAATAGTATTAACGATATTCATCTCTTTAAGAGTAGTAGGATATTTAGTGAAGTCATATAAAGAATTTACACAAGCTTCTTTAACTTTAGTAGAGATAATAGCTTCATCTAAAGACATATCTTCATCAGAGGAATCATCAATGTCTTTAAGTTTATTTAGATTGTCTTTAATGCAGTCGATCTTTTCATAGTCTTCAAATGTTTTATATTGTTTACGTCTAGCAGTTCTAAGAGTATCTTTCAAAACTGTTTGATAACCAGATGGTTTAATTACAGATGGATCTAATTTAGTCAACTGTGTAATGCCATCAATATCATTTAAGGAGAATCTATCAAAAGATTCTTCAATAAGACTATTAGCATCTTTTTCAGCTAAAGATTCTAAGGACTCTAAAAGCATATCAATCTTTGCAGGTAGAGTAATAAGACTTTCATCTACAGATTCATTGATATTAGCGACTAAGAGTCTCATTCTATCAACGATATCTTTATCAATCTTATTAGCATACTGCTCATAAATAGCAAGTAAAGATTTGATTAAATCAACTTTATCTTTACCTTCATAGCAAGAAAGTAAAGCTTCATTGAATTTGAGTAAAGTAACGAAGTATTGTGTAGTATCATCATTAATCATATTTAGAGTATCAAAGATAATATCCATATGATTAATATATGTCTTCATACCAACTACGTTAGGTAGAGTTTCAATCATTTTAACAAACTCTGTATGAGTTGGTACATGTTTGAATTGGGCAATATATGCATCCATTCTATTAGTATTGAAATCAATAACTTCATCAAGATCAGTTTCTTTAGGTTTATTGATCTTATCTACAATCTTAGATATATCACTAGATCCAAATGGATTATAGTTAGCCATATCATTTAGAGTAGATTCTAATGCTACAGAATATAACTCTTTATCATCGCTATTCAATAAGAAGTAATCAGCTACAGCTTCTACAATATCCACTGTATTATATGGACAAGCATTTTTACTTAAGACAAAAAGATAGTTCTCTGTAGCTACCTTGAACTTATTAATGCTAGACATATTATAAGTATCAATTAGCTTACAGATTCTTGCAGTCTCTCTAACTGCATCATCTTTAGTGAATACTTTCTCGATAACGATTTTATCGATATCGAAACGTTTACCAATCTTTTCATAGTTCTTAATAATACGATCATAAGTTACATTCTCACATGCTACCTTATACATCATATTTAAAGTTTCATGTGCAGCTTGTTCTCCATCACCAGAATTGCCTGGTACTGCAGATGCAATATTACTAGCTGCAGTCTTAGCTCCATTTTTAATATCATTATGGACTTTATCAACGATATTAGATACTTTGTTTTTTACTCTTCCTTTATGGAGAGCCATCTTACGTTGAAGATAGTTTTTAAATTGATTCGCATCACGTACTTTAGTGATGGATTCTAATACTTTCTGACGATGCTTGTTGACTACTACTGGATCATTGTATTTGTATAATTCCAATAATAAGTCTACAGATTTCATGATCGCAGTATCAATATTAGAATCTAGCTCCAATATGTTTTTGAATACCGTCTCAGCCTGAGTCATATTGTGGTTCTCTGATACGATGTTGTAAAGACCAGCGTAATTATCAGAGGTCTTACGCATCTTACTCAATTCGAGTTGCCGTTTTCTAATATTCGTAATCATTTTTACGCATTTCTCCTTTTTAAGACTTATGTTTATTATTAATAAGTTCAGATATTAAACATTGTATTCAGCTAAAACTGGGGTCAATTAACATAAATGTAATACTAAATTATTTAATCTTGGAGGGTAAAATGAATATTCCATTTATTATACATGAAGCTCCAATGACGGTTGGTGAATCTCGACTCGTTGAAAGTATCAACAACAAACCTGTTGCTGAAGGTATCCTTCAGGATGGTGATGTAATTAATCGTAACCGCCGTTGTTATGCAACTGCTGACTTAAAAGCTCAAATCATGTGTGAACGCACAAAAGAATTACTACGTACTGGTAATATGAAAGGTGAACAAGGTCATCCTATGAGTGACAAAGTTGAACGCCAATCTACAATTGATCCTAGTATGGTAGTAGTTAAATATCTTGATATTAAAGTTGAAGGTAACTTGGTTCTTGGTCGTTTTACTGGTACTAATAACGAAGCCGGACGTGACTTCAATGAAGATCTTTTAGATGGTGAATTACCAAGCTTCAGTCTTCGTGCATTAGGTGCATTAGAAAACGTTGGTGGTAAGAACTATGTAAAAAATTTAAAGATCATTACTTGGGACCGTGTAATCTATCCTTCTCATAAACGTGCATACACTACTGGTTTAATTAAAGAATCCGCTGGTATGGAAGATGCTAATGAAGTTGTAGTTCAAGAAAACTTTGAAGGTCGTATTATTCCTATCAATAATCCTGCAGTAATCAGTTACATTCAATCTGAATCTGCAAATGTAGACTTGATCTCTGACGTAATGGAATTCCATAAACGTGGTATGACTGTATTAGAAAACGGTAACGTTCGTTTATTCGATGACAGTGGTGCATCTTTGATTATGTCTCCTGAGAAATACATCAAAGACGAAATCATGGAATGGGCTAAAAAGCAATATTAAGAAAAAAAATAAAACAACCCAAGGAGTCTAAGCTCCTTGGGTGATTTTTATTACTAATTTAGAATTGCCGTATTCTAAATACTCTACTGTATACTGTTTATCATTTAATAGACGTTCACCTAGATCATTTAGATTAACTGAGTTGATATAGGTTCTATTCTCGCATACCATAAATGCATAATGAGTCTTCAATCTATCAATGTATTCAATCTCAATATTGTTATTGCTGAATTCTCTAAACTTTCTGCCTAGCATATATTCTAGTTTACCCATAGCGATAGCCATTGGATATTTAGGAGTATATACTTCATTAGTTAAGTTAGCTAATCTAGCTTGATATACTTCTGGGATTACAACTAATCCAAAAGATCTAATATACTGGATATTATCTAATATCCATTGACAAGATTGTTTAACACATTGGAGTTCGATTTCATTTCTATAGCCATTATTGAACTTGATATACTTATAATCAATCAATTGGTCTACATGAGTTAACTCATGAATGATAATCTCCAATGCTAAGTTTCTAATTTGATCTGTATCAATAAACCCATGAAGCTCTACTGTATCAGCAAATGCTTCTAAGCTTATATAAATACAACCATATGGTGTAGTTCTAGCGATGTTAGTTTTAGTATCTAAATATCCTGCAACAAAGTTTAATCTTGTGTAAGGATCTAATGTGTTTACCTTTCCGTTAAATGTATCATATACGAATGTAAGGGTCTGTTGAGCTAATTCTATTATGTCAAATCTGTTCATATCTTTCCTCCTCAACATAATAATATATCAATAAAATGTACTTTTTAAAAAGGAGTCTGAAATTATGTTTAATAGAATGACAGACGTTGTTAATAAAATAGAGAGACGTTTAGGTACAGCTCCTTTGAACTTACCTGAAGAACTCCAAAAAGAACACTGGGCTGATAAAGTAATCAAACCAGATACATTAACTACATTTAGCCGTTTCTTTCCTCATATGGTTAAAGTCCAACTTAAACCAGAAGATAAGAAAGATGGCTATTATCTATTAGATCGTCAAGTACCAGATAATTATGAGATTCTTGGTGTAAAAGATATCTTATGGTCTGATACTAATAATGAGACTGCTGGTTTACAACAGTATTCTGGTTACGGCATCTATAATGTATTAGCAAGATCTATGGATACAGATAGTATCATGCTTGCTCAAAACTATGCAGATATAAGTTCACTATTCAATAGTGGTATCTATCTAGATTTCATTCCACCTAATATGGTTAAACTTGAAATGGCTGTTGGTGGTAATACAGATAACTTGTTATCTAATGTCTACATTGGCGTATTCGTTAAGCATCCAGAAAACTTAATGACTATTGAACCAACTAAGATGGAGACATTTGAACAGTTAGCCCAAGCTGATGTGGCTACATACTTATTTGAATACCTCAAACACTATGATGGTATTGAAACAGTATATGCTAATATTGACTTGAAGTTATCTTCTTTAGAATCTCAAGCTCAAAGACGAATGGAAATCATTGAGTTCTTAAGAGATAACTATGTTAACCCAGCTAATACTAACCAACCAATTATGTATACAGTATAAAAAAATAAATAGGAGAAGGAGTTTCAAACTCCTTCTCTATTCTTTATCTTCCTCTATAAGGTTTTAATACAAATATGCTATTAAGAAGCATATCTTGATAATCTTTATTAGTTATTTGATACTCTACTTTAGTAGATCCATCTGGATTGAATCTATAAGCAGTATAACTAATATTAGATTGTCTAATTAGTTCTCTAGCTCTTTTGACATCCATAATATTACCTCATCATATTCTGTCTATTAGTACCAAGTAATGGAGTCATAGACATATATCTAGCCATCGCTCCAGCATGTAATAATGGATTATAAGTCATAAGGAATCTTCTAAACCCCTTAAGACGAGATACTGGTACATCAAAGATTAGATCATTATTAAATCTAAACTTCATAGCTTCTGTTAGTGTACCATTATGATCATCTATCAATACAAATGGCATTAGATCTAATCTATTACCAAATCTATCGTCAAGATGTAAGTAACGAACTTTAAGACTATCACATTTGATATCTAATAAATCCCCTGTAGTTGAATACATCCGCTTAAATGGTGATGTCTTATTTCCAGGATCACAGATATCTATCGCTTCATCTATGATTGTACATAAGTCATCATAGTTATCCCAATCGATAATTACCCCTACAGTTTCACCTCTAGGAGATAGTCTCATTCTATATCTATATCTAAGATTAGTTGTAAGCTTATTGGCTCCAACTACATACTCAGTATGGAAATTTTCCTTAATCTCCGTATTGATTCTCTTAATTGTATTATTAAACGTAACCTCCATTTTTAATGTCAGTTGATAATTTAGTTCAAAAATTTGTTCGACTACTTTATTATAGTTCTCAAAGTTAGCCAATATATTCACCCCAATCTATTAGTGATTTGTAACGGCTATCTTAAAAAAATAAAACCCCTAGGAGATTGGACTCCTAGGGGAATTATAATTATTTTCTAGCAGAGCTGATTAGATGATGATCAATATCGATCTTATTCAAATCAGGATAAATATCTGCATAGTATTTTGTAGTACCATTTACTACTGTAGATAAACGTACCACTAAATCTTTTTCACGTCCTTGATGACGAATCAATTCATAACGTAGACGTTTGTTTGGATCACATTCAGAGTTGAATTCGGATACAAATTGACCGAATTTCATAGCTGCATTTTGATCGCTCATTTTGTAGTTAAGTAGACGTACTGCACGTACTATAGTTTCAGTATTAGATTCTTTGATTTTATTGAAAGAATCATAATCTACATAATTACTTAAGATGTGTTCATTCTTAGGGAAGAATACGTTTACTTTAGTTTCACCATTATCTGGTACAGACGCTACTTCAGTTTTAACTTCTTCTACTTCTGGTTTATTAATCATTTGAGAGAAGTTAACTGCAATGCTAGAATCTGTATTCACTAAAGGTTGTTGAATGGCTTCTTCAGCTGCATCTACAATCTCAATATTCTGCATACCAATTTCTTCTACTGGCGGAATATCATATCCTTCAGGCAGTTTACGAGTTGTAGCATAACTGATAAAATTATCAAATGCAGTAGTTTCATCATTAGTAAAAATAATTTTGTTTTCTGTGTTTGTAGTTTCCATAATATGTGTCTCCTTATATAAACTATGGAATAAAATAAATAGGTGATAAATCATCAAGATCTATCACCTTAATAATATATGCTTATTTAATTATTTACGTACAGATTTAGCAAACTTATATAATTGGTATGCTATTTTAACTTTACTTAGAGATGGATGTAATACTTCAAGTGAGGATACTACATCAAAAATACTTATTTTCTTAAACTTTAGAGTCTTCTGTTTTGTTTCCATCATTCATAATCTCTTTCATACGTTTACGAATATAGGCTATTTCATCTTTAGGTATACTATTGAAAATGTGTAGAATGAAGAGATCATAATGCCTTCTAAGAAGTCTACATTTTTGTCGAATTCTAACATTCATTATTATCACCTAGTAAAGATGCCACTTTAGGATCTTCTAATAATTCTTTGGGAAGATTTATACCAATTAATTTAAGTTTTTCTAATGCAGCATCATTTGTTGCTTCTAATCTGTCTACAGTGCCAACGGTAGTGATTAAATTTGCTTTAGCTTTATTTCTTGGTCTATTATTCATTAGTTTTCTCCTTCAGTGACTACGATTGTAGATTCTTTATTAAGTTGATCAAGAGCATTACACATTTTTACAATACTATTGTAGTATTCTATGAATGATTTTCTATAGCATTTCATCTTAGGCTTATAACAAACAAATCTTATAAGATCTGCACAAGTTGTTTTAGCAATAAGATTATCATTAAGCTCAGTAATTCTATCAGTAAAGGTTTTGTTTATAACTATACCTTCATCAGTATTGATGCTACTAGCATATAAGTTGAATGCTTTAAGAAGATTCTTATATCTACCATTCTTCTTATACAACAAAGTATCTTTCGTAAGTAAATCTTTAGGTTCCATCTTTATATCCATCCTTAGAATAATCTATAACTGCATATCCAGCATCATATTGCTTCTTAACAGATTCTCTAATCTTAAATAACTCATCAGCTTTTTCCTGTAGAGTATTAAGACTAATCTTAATCTCTCTACACTCAGTAGCATACTTACTAAAGATAGGTTTCTTAGCATTATAAAATCTGGATATAGATCTAAACCCATCATCTACCACTTCAATACATTCCGTGTTAGGATTACGAGTTCGACCTAAAGTTTGTTTAGCTAATATCTCTGACTTAAATGGTTCAGCCAATATAATAGTAGCTTTTAAATCTCTGATGTCTAATGCAGCACCAGCAGATTTAGTTGTTGAAAGTATAATAGTCTTACTAAGTTGCTCTTGTTTAATCTCTTTAGGAATAGCAGAAGTATATACACCGATATCATCTTTAAACTCAGGATAGTTATCCTCAATCCAAGCTTTAACGATATCTATAGCTGATATAGTACCAATATATACAAGTACTTTACCACCAATCTTCATGATCTTATCCATAACTATATACATCATATCATAGAATTGATTATTACAAACTATATAGTTTGTATAAGCATTTCTATTTAGACCATATACGTTATTAGAGCATTCACTTATATCCTGTGGAGATGGTCTACTATTAAATCTTAATGCAAGATAAGATGTGTGAGGATCATTATCTTCATCAAATAGATTTATACTAGGAATATTCTTAAAGTACAATCTATAGATAAAGTTTTCTGTCTCATCAGATCTACCAGGTGTTGCAGTAAGATATAATGTCTTCTTAGTATTGGTATAGAAGTCAATCATACAGATATTATCAAAGTTTAGATGTGCTTCATCATAAACCTTTAGGAATACTTGTAGTTTCTTAAATAGTTCACCAATCATATTCCATCCATTATTAGTACCGAAGTTCTGTAATGTGGAATGAGTAACTAGAAATACTTTATACTTAGATACATCAGTGATACCATTTAATATCTTATGGATACCAACTGATCCATTGATTACTAATACCTCTCTAGTAGGATCTAGATCAGTATATTCACCAACACAATTTCTCCATTGGTCTAACCAACCTATAGTAGATGCAATAACTATAGTTCTAGCTTTCCAATACATTAGAGATGCTATAGTTACATAAGTCTTACCTTTACCAGTTGGTAGATTTATAGATAGCTGACTATTATTCTGATTAGAATAATATTGTCCTTTGCCTAGAATGAAGTGTAATGCTTCTTGCTGTACTTCATCTCTAGGAAGATATTTAATCTTAATAGGTGGAGTTTCAAAATATGGATCGCTATTGTATTCTTTGACTGGCTCTTCACCGTCAAAGAATTTCTTAACGAAGTATAAGTCTAAACCCCTAGGGAGATAGAGAAGTCTATTGGCTTCATCGTATGACATCCCTTTATAGCTTTTAGTGAAAGTAATTCTATCAAATATAGTAAAATAAGATTCCAGTCTAGGAGCATCTCCTAGACTGTAATCTGTAATCACTATAGATGAATTACGTAAGATTATCTTATTCATAATCTTAAATTTCCTCATTCACCAATGCATCAGTGAGCTTACGTTCATTTCGGATATCCTTATTAGTTAAGCTTGGCTGATTCATAAATAATTGTGGCTGTTCTTGGAAGAAGTAATCTATAGTAGACGGAGCTGTCTTATTATAAGATGATGGATTCTTCAAGATACTAGCCAAGTTTTGGAAGTCTAATGTCTTAGTAATAGAAGGATTTTCATATAATGCCTTAGTAAGTGGAAGTAATACGTAAGGTTCATTTACGTTATTCCAGTTAGGCTTATCAAAGATATTATATGCACTTCTAATTTGATTAGACAAGATTGTTTCAGTATGAACTGTATGCTTAGACATACCACCATTCAATAATGCTCTCATGAACTCTTGTGCTAAATCATCTTTAGTAAAGGATGTAGTTACAGCAGCCTTATCCAAGATATCTTTAATACGGTTAAGAGTTTTAGAGAACTCATTATTTACAATTGGTGTATAGAAGATGGTTTGATCTTCTTCTTTAGCTAATGCACTGACTGGAATATTGATTTCACCTTCATCAGTTTGATAGCGTTTCATATTAGTTAATCTAACTAATGCTTCGGAAAGATAGAATTTATCAATCTTATCAATTTCAATTGGGTATTCTTCTTTACGATCAATGATAGTGAACTTATTCACATAATCATTATAGTCTAATACAGTATTAGTTGTATCATCTACATCATCTTCATTATCTTTAAAGATCTCATCTACATGGAATCTTAAGTAGATATCATTATAGTTTCGATCTTCAATTAATGAGATAGTTTCTGCAGAACGAACAAAGTTCTCTACAAACTTAATTGGTAATTCAATATCAGGAATATCTGTTACCAATACGTGTTTAGCAGACAACTGTAACTGTGTAGTACTAGCTGTAATATCTTCAGATGGATACTTACCTACATCAATATCCTTATTGATGAAGTATAAGTCACCGTAGCAATATCTACAGATCCCATGACCTTCAGAATGAGACTGACAAGTAATAGGACTTCTAGTATAAATAGTCTTACCAATTAAGTGAGTATCAGCTTCAGTAATAGGACCTAAGTCAAAGTCTTTTACTTGATCGAATCGGTAATACTTACCAATCATTAGACTAAGCTCTTTTGCATCTTTAATATCATATCTAATAAAGTTACGAGAAGAGCATTTGAAATGTGGATCTGGATGCAAACGTGTACCTTGGTTATTTAGACCAATCTTACGTGCCATTGCACCAGAAGAACCTACATTGATTTTAGAAATGATTTGAGCTGTACGACCAGCGGAGGATTCAATAAAGTAATCCATCAAATCAGTTACACCGCCATTGATATAGCTATTAGCAATAACATGCGGGAATACACTACCATTACCATCTGGTTTAGTACCAATGGAGATTGCATATTCTTTAAGCTGACGAATATTAATACTTTCATTAGCTCTAAATGCATTAGTATAGATATGATCATATCCTAAGATGTCTTTAGACTTCAATACATAATCACGCACTTTACCAATACATTCCATACCATAATCATTAGCCTTTTGTAAATCTACTTTACTCATATCAGGATGTAATAGATCATAGTATTCAGGGATAGCATTCATCATTAATACATCATCTTGTAAGTTAATGCTGTTTACAAATAAGTCTGCAAACTCATCTACTTTAGCAATGTAATACAATGCATCTGCAATCATATTATTCTTAGTTAAGAAGTCGATATCTTCTACATGAACTTCAATGAAGAACTTATCAATGTATTTCTTGATATCTTTAGCTGTAACTTCTCGTTTAAGGAAAATATGTTTTGGTTCAATCTCACAGTCACTCTTAATAATAAGAGACCATAAGATTAAGTTTAACCAATAGTCATGAACAGTTAATCCAAATTTATGACCACCAATAATTAAATTGATCTTAGCCTTAGATAGGCTAGGATCGTCTATACCATCTCTTAGTATACAATGAATAGCTTCGAAGTGGTTAGACCAATTCTCTTTCTTAATTTGTTGATTTACATCAAGTGTCATTTCTCCTTTGTTTTTAATAAAGTCAGTATAAATCCAGTAATTCTCAAAGTTGACAATCGTATCAAACATTTAGGAACCTCCTTAATGAATTACATCTATATTATTCTACTACTATAATATATATTCATATGTAAAATTCACTGTAACAAATAAAACCGGTATAGGATCGTTAAGACCCTATACCGAATGGTTTTATTATTTTTTTGGAGTTGGTAAATGTTTAGAAGTTTTTGCAGTTTTAATGTACTCAACTTGAGATTTGCGAGCTACACGAACTGCTTGGTTATTGTATTTTTGAACGATCTTTTTGATCAAAGCACGTTCGATAACACGGTTTTTAACCAATTTAGTCCAGAGTGGATCTTTCTTTTGTTTAGCGATTTGGAATGCAGCCATTTTTACACGGCGAGCCAAGTCGTCATTTTTGCTTAAGCGAACCAAAGTCTTTTTATTCAATACGGATTTTTCTACCAATAATTGAGCTTCTTCGGATTCAGCGAATGCAATACGTTCGTCTTGAGGCAATTTGGAAGCCTCAGCATAAATCATAGCTTCAAGTAAAGCATTAGGGTTGGCAAGATCTTCACCAAGAACATCTTGTCGATCGTTTTCGTTGAAAAACATGTTTTCGTCCTCCTTGGAGATTATTTTATTTAAATATATTTAAAAACGAAAATTACGTTTTATTAACTTAATGTTATTCATATAAGCTGATATTAGCAAATAAAAGTACCTAGGACATCCAGTTAGGAGGAATTTGAATATGACTAACTATGATGAACTTGATAAAATTATAGCAATCTCTAAGTATAGAGAGCAAGCTAAACAAAACTTAATGATTAACTTCCCTACTCTAACTGAGGGTGAAGTAGATACAGCATTGGATATTATTCTATCTAATGCATATAAGAAACGTGAATGTCTATTACATAATAATTATACTGAAGAAACAGCAGAAACTGACGTAGCAGGTATTAGTAATTATATTTATGAAAAGACTCCTATTATGGTAGCTAATGGCTGCTTATTCAAACAATATACAAAAGAATTAACTCCTATGTATAAATTGATTACTTCCTTTACTGATAACCGTTCTAAGTTTAAGAAAGAGATGTTTAAATACGAGAAGGGTTCGGAGAAGTTTAATAAATACAACATGCTTCAAATGTTGGCTAAACGTGATAATAATGCATTGTATGGTGTAATTGGTAACTATAGTAGTGCATTGTATAACTTATACGTTGCAACTGGTATTACTAGAACTGGTCGTGCTTTGATTAGTCATGCAATTACTTTCTTTGAAAGTTTCTTTACAAATAACGTAAAGTTCCATTCTATTGATGAAGCAATTACATTCATCAATCGAGTTGATTCTGAAAAGTCTATTTATCCATCTGCTTTAGTATTAGATGAGAATGTAGCTGTTGAAGATGTATTCTATAAGCTTATGGATACATTCGATAGAGATTACTTTGATGATGAAGCAATCAATAAAGCAATGAATATCATTTGGAGTTTATTGATTAACTTATCTCAAGAGACTTTGAATAAGCTATTCTATAAGAATAACTGCTTACAATTCTGTGATAATAAATACATGAAAGATTATATTGTAATGACTTTATCTAAACTTGATGAAGCATTCGTAGATCCTAACAAGCCACCAGAAATCATTAAGGATAACTTAGACCACATGTTTGAAGTCCTTAAAGAATGGTGTTATATGAGATATATTGTAGTAGATAAGATTGATCGTTCTGCTACAATGAAACGTGATATTAGTATTATTACAGATACAGATTCTACTATGCCATGCTTCAATGGATGGTATACATTCGTTCTTAGAGACGTTTTAGGACCAGTAGATAAATCTAATATTAAACTTATGAATCTTCCAGAAGTAGAGCCTATTATGGAAGAGGATAGAGTTTATAACTTCTCTACTGGTGAGATTGAAACTAAGATGATTAACGTGGCAACTTCTAGTAATAAAGAACCACTACGTTTTAGTATCATTAATATCTTATCCTATATCGCAGGTAGATTATTACGTGAGCACTTTGATTTAGTTGCAGAGAATTATAATACTAAGTCTGAGTATAAAGAATGTCTCATTGCAATGAAGAATGAGTTCTTATTCGGTAGAGCTTTATTAACTGGCGGTAAGAAAAACTATGCATCTAAACAAGAACTTCAAGAAGGTAACTTGGTTCCACCATCTAAGATGCTTGACGTTAAAGGCTTACCTATCAATAAGTCTACATTAAAAGAAAAGACTCGTAATGCTTTGAAAGATATTCTATTTAAGAAGATTCTTAACGTAGAAGAAGTAAATCAAATGGATATATTACAGTCATTAGCTCGTGTAGAGTATGATATTAGAAACTCCATTGAATCTGGTGAAAAAGAATATTATAAACCAGCTCAAATTAAGTCTTATGCTAACTATGATAACCCAATGCGTATCCAAGGTATCAAAGGTGCATTAGTTTATAACGCATTAAGAGATGAAGGCACTGAGGCTATTGATTTAACTATTCGTAATGCAGTTGATATCGTTAAGGTTACAATCAATAATACAACTCTATTACCTTTAATGGATTCTGATCCAGAGTTATATGAAAAGATTAAGAAGTTCTTAGATGAAAATCAAAACGATTATAAAGGTGAGATTACTAGTATCTCAATTCCAATTGATGCTGAAGTTCCTAAATGGGTATTGAAGTTCGTTGACTATAGTGATATCATTAATGATAACTTGAAAAACTTCCCATTGGAATCTATCGGTATTACTAAGTTTGAAAAAGATAAAGTAAACTATACTAACGTGATTAAATTCTAAGATATATCCCCTATAGAGTTGAACTCTATAGGGGAATTCTTTTGTTAAAATTTCACTGGACTAAGTTTAGTTTCAGGTAATGTTAAAGTCATAGCGTAGATTGCTTGGATAGACTCTTTAGATGTGGAGATAACTGGGTTACCACCTAAGTTAATAAAGTGAATATTGCTAGCTAATTGCTTTTTAAGCTCAGCATTAGCTTCATCAGTATATACCCCCTTGATAGTTACCATATCACCATCGTAGTCACCACCGATACTATCCAGATACCCATTACAGATATTCATAGTATCGATAAATGAACTGGATGTATCTTTACCAATATCTTCTTTTCTGATTTTTGGATAATGAGTATACACTACATCATCAAATACAGCTTCTTCAGTTTCTATAGTAGATGCTAGTCTAATCTTAGTAGCAAACTCATTATAGAAAGTATCGATAGGATAACGAGTGATAAGAATCATTCTATCTTTAACAGATTCTTCACAAGCCATATAGATTACATCACACCAAGTCAAAGGTCTTTCTTTTTGTAATGCTTTACCATCAGGTTCTTTATAGAAGCCTTTCCATTTCAAATCAAGGTATTCTTGTTTGCCTTTAACTCGACATAAGACTTTAACTGGTCTAAATCTATCAGAGTAACCATGAATGAATCTATCTAGCTCTTTCTTTAGCATTTCATCAGAGAATTGAATTTGATAGTCTTCAATTTCACCATAGATAATAGAACCATCTTTATCTATGATAGGATATTTAGTATCACCAATGAATTCATTCTCAAAGAATCGTCTCATATGGAAGATAACAAATGGGAAGAAGTTAGCAGCAGCTGATGTCATAGGTAATACAGAGTAATCGAAGTCAGCTCTAAGATCTTCCATATTCTCTACATCCAATTTAGGTGCAGATAATACTAGACGAGTAGCATAGTCAGTGGTCTTAGATAGGTTAGCACGTCTAATAACGCCAAACTTACCAGGAAGACCACCATTAGGGTTGCTATCAGTACCAGTACCAAACCATTTATAGACTTCGATTAATCCTTCTTGGAGTCTACCTTCAACGGATTTACCAATACTGAAACCATATTCAGTAGAATCACCAATAGCTGATGCGGATACCATTATATTGATATAGAGTTTATTAATATCGCCTACAGAGATCTTACCACCATCTACTTTAATATCTCTAAAGAATGGCGGGATTACAATAAGCTTATCTGTAAAGAAGTTCTTTCTATTATCATTCAAGAACTTGATATAACGTTCACGTTTAATGGAATCAGTTTCTCTAAATTTAATCTTATCTAGATTCTTTCTTAGGAAATCAATACCATTATCCCCTTTAGGATCTTCTACGATATTACCAGACTTATCTACAGAATAAGTTCCGATACCATGAATAACAGATTTAATCTTAGAATCTACTTTACTCCAGATTCTATACACTAAAGGTTGTAAGAATTTTTTCTTTAAGCTAATATATGCAAAAGTACTAGCTCTAGATTCTTTGGTAATACCAAAGATTGTATTTGATAATAATCCATCATTTGTAGGATTACTAGATGTATCAAAGATAACTGGGTTAGTTATTTCAACTAAGTTATTCTTCTTGACAAAATCATCCACATCAAGAAGAGATACTTGGAGATTATCTTGTCTGATTTGGTCTTTTAATATTGCCATATATACCTCCTTATAAATTACTTATATGTGGAACAAAAACCGAGTTAGTGCATTTATTGCACTAACTCGATTAGTATTCTTTTATCGCATAGTTACAATAATTTTACATGGATCATTAAAATCCCTATTGATATCTACAACTATAGGTAGATGCATACCATTAGCACTATTAACTGTGATGGTATTCTTATATTCATCAACTAAGGAATCAAATAGTTTAGCATCTGTAGTATATATGATAAAGTCAATATAGTTCTCATAGATGATATGATCAATCTTAGATTGTAACAAGTCATGACCTTTCAAAATACTGTATAGTAGACTAGATTCGCCAAAGTAATCTACTATATATTTTCTCGTTTGTTCGCAGTCTCCATTGCCGAATTTGCAGAAAAATTCGACGATATCCATTTATATAAATCCCCTTTTAATTAAAGCATTCCTTCAAGAGCATCTTCAAACCGTGCCATATCTTCCCTAGTCATAGCTGGAGTCTCAGTCTTAGTACCTTGATCGGGTGGAACTAATCCAGCTTGTGGATGACCTCTATAGGCAGCTTGCATATACTTATATTTTTGCTCTTCATCTTTTTTGTGTTTTTCTTTTTCAGCAGCTGCATCGGCAGCTTCTCTACGATCTCTAATAAATTTATAAAGAAGCATCAAATCGCCTATAGGCATATTCAATGCTTCTATTATACTTAATCTACCTCGATATTCGTAACAAACATTATCAACTAATTGCATTAGTCGAGCATGTGAATCAACCGATGCCGTGTAAAAACAAGTTCTTGAGCATTCATAGGAATAGCTTCAATTTCTGCACCACATTTAGGGCATGTAGCTGCAGGTACTTGGTAAGAAATATTGATATTTTTGTTATTGTCTTCTAAGTATTTGCCAATGAAAGATTGAAGTTCTTTAAATTCATAAGCAGATAGTTTAGATAAGATTTTATATATACCTTGGATGCGGTATTTATAAGTCTTAACAATATCATTTGGAGCTGTGTTGAATTGAATTGGGATCAATTCTTCATTATCTTCATCGATCTCATATACTGTGGAGATACAATGGGAGATATTAATGATACCCGCATATTTTTCACGGAAGCTTTCATTCAAAAGACGTTCCTCAAACATGGAGTTATAAATTTTAGGAATTACTACACCAAAAGCATAGTCACCATTGGCAACGTAGATTTCTTCTTCGAATGTTGGAGGCATGGAAGGATCTTTAGCAATGATCTTATTGAAAGTTTCCTTATCAGCTTCAGTTTCGAATTTAACCATATCAATGATAGGACGTTTTTCAGTATAGAAGTGTTTACATTTAGGGCAGCTAAATGGAATGATATTAGAAGTACTGAAGTTAGCATTGTATAATGCAAAGAATAAATGATTCAAGTCTTGATAGTTCAATAACTTCAACCATGCTTCCATATCCATATTACGGCATTCAGGAGCTAAGTGTTTATATAGAGTGCTGAATACTGTACGAGCTTTACCAATATCATTTGCAGAATCAGCATATGGATTGATTTCATCCATTTCGATTGCAGATAGTGGAGTCATAGAGATGGATACACCAGTAGCGAATAAACCCCATTCGAAGTATTTCTTTTCAACTGGTTTAGAGAGTACTTTAGTAAATGCAACAGGACGTTTACGTACACTGAATTTACTAATATCAGGTTTACGTTCACCTACTTCATCTAATTGCTGACGAAGTACACGAGCAAATTCTTCCATATTACGTTGCTGTTGTTTTTCCAACTTAGCACGTTCAGCTTCTTCTTTATCTTCATCAAGACCAAGGTCTTCTAAGAGTTCATCATCATAAAGTAATTCATCTTCATCATCTGTAGCCTCTACTACTTCTACAGCTGGTACTGCCGCATCAGATACATCAATAGTTTCTACACTTACAGCAGGTGTTGTAGTAGCAGATGCAGTTACATTAGATACAGCATTTTCAGCTGCAGCTTCATAAGCTTCGAATTCAGCTTCAATATCATCTTCAGGAAGAATAGTATTGATGCTAGTAGAAGCTTTGATTTCTTCATCAGACATAACGTGTTCAGCTTCATCACGACGGATAGCTGCACGATCATCATCAGAAAGCTCTGGATTCAAATCCAATGTAGGATCATATTTAGATGCTACTTGAGGATTTTCTTCACCCATAGCTTTAAGATCTTCATATTCACGACGCATTTCATGAATTTCTTTTAAAGCTGGACGGAAACGACGTTCAATAGCATCAGAGATACCATTGTCCAATTCTTCCATTAATCCATCACGTGCTTCTTGTGTTTTATCTTCTTTGCCAGAAGGAATAATTGCACTAAGATCTGCAGATTGTAAAGAATCCGCATCAAATGTAGGTGCAACTGGAGCTGCAGGTTGAGGTTCAGCTTCTGTTTTAGGTTGTTCTTCTACAACAGCAGTTTCAGTTTTTTCTTCTTCTACTGGTGTAACTTCTTTGGAAGCTTTTTCTTCTTCCAATTTCTCTTTCATGAGGTCTGCTAGTTTTACATTTTCAGACATGGTTCCTCCTAAACAATTTCATCATTCATCAACATCTTTAAAGTTAATTTATCTCGATCATAGAAGTATCTAAATTGGAATTGATCTACAGTCATATCGATAATCATAATATTCTCTCCGTTATTAGAGAAGCCAATATTAACCTCGACTGCTATAGTATTATCTAGATAGTCTTTTATTTGATCTTTAATAGCCTGACTTAGCTCAATAGCTCTATCAGACTGCATATACCTATATTTACTGATTAACCCTAGACCCATTTCTGGACTATGAGTTATTGTGCCAGGTTCTAATAGCATTAATCGCATAATTAGAGTACCAACAGCATTAAAGTTCTTATATGTAAGTGGAGTTTTGTAACTGTCAGTAGATAAAGAATATTCCTTTAAAAGGGTTGGAAGTTCTTTAGTCTTGGCAGTTATGAAAGTAATATCATCAGCCACGATAAATTCTCCTTTCATATTAATATATTACTACTTAGTTCTAGGGTTTAAAATATACACAAATAGCTATTTTTAACATAGCATTAAATTGATATACACTCATTAAGGAGGATACAATGGCAACTGAACGAAGAATAGCTTGTCCATTATGTCGACGTAAAGATTTCAAAGACAAGTTAATCAGACACATAGAAAAAGATCATGAAGATATTATCGGTGATATTTCTGCCGAGCAATTCTTATATGATAAAACCCACCCAGGTTCTGGTAAATGTATCGTATGTGGTAATAAGACAGACTGGAATGAAAAGACTGGTAAATACCATAGACTTTGCTCTAATCCTAGATGTAAAGAGGAAATGAGAGCTAAGTTTAAAAAGAATATGATTAGAGTGCACGGTAAAGTATCTCTATTAGATGATGCTGCACATCAAGCTAAGATGCTAGCTAATCGTAGCATTAGTGGCACCTATGTATATAGTGATGGTACTAAGTTTACTTATACTGGATCTTATGAGCATAAAGCTATAGAGTTTATGGATAAAGTTTTACACTGTAGCTCTAAAGATATTATTATGCCTGGACCAGTTATTGATTATACTGATCAATATGGTAATTCTAGACAATGGATTACGGATATTTACTACGTTCCTTATAATTTAATTATCGAAGTTAAGGACGGCGGAGATAATCCTAACAATCGTCAAATGGATGAATATCGTGCTAAGCAAGTTAGTAAAGAAGCTGAGCTTATTAAGCTTGGTGAATATAACTATCTAAGATTAGTAGATAATAAGTTTGTCCAACTCATGGAAGTATTAGCATTACTCAAAGACCAAGAGATTAATGAACCTAATACTGATAATAAGATTATTAGAATCAATGAATCTGCAGTATATGATGATAGATTCTTCACTCTAGATAGTGTAGAAGACTCTGAGGAAGATAATGAAGATATTCCTATAGAATATGATATCATTAGACGATTATCTGACTTAAAAGAATATGCTGCTAGAGAGCATATGGGTGTTGGAGCTGTAGGTGGTATTGTAGGGACTATGGATGGTAATATGCTAGTCCAATATACTCCACATAAACACTCTTTCAGTGGAGAGAAAGATGGCTTTGGTGTAGTTGATGATAAGAAGTCAACTAAACTTAGAGTTAAATCCGATAATGAAGAAACTGAGATTGTAGATAAAGAACCATTCTTACAAGATAAATTCTATAAGTCTTATAGACATAAACGAGATAGAGTTACTTGGGAGAATGCTATCAATCTATATGAAGAGATTACCGGTAAGGTAATGCTATCTAAAGACCAATTAGAATATGATGATGACTTTGTTGAAGCTGACTTAGATAGAGAAAATAAGTTAGCCTTAATGAATACTATCTATTCTATTGAATCTGAGTTGTATAATACAGCTATGCCTTTATGTGATATCTTAGAAGTTAATACTGCTAAGTCTAAACTAAAAGAATTCCCCGAAGGTACTATGATCATGGAAGATCATAATGGATACTTTGCTATTGACTTAGAATCCGGAGTAAGATCTAAATCTTATGATACTATTCTAGAGATTGAAGCTCCAGCTTTTGTTAAAGCTAAAGAGATTCTATCTAATGATGATGATACTCAAGATACAAACAATAAGAAGGTTAAAGAAATTAATGACTCTGGTATGTATAAAGTACTTGATGATAAGTATGAATCAGAAGAGCAATTAATGGATGACTGGAATGATTATAATAGTCTATCTACAGATATGAAACGTCATAGTGATGATATGTCTATAGAGATCTATGGTAAATCTAATAGTGAAAGATTCAAAGAATTACGATCTAAATATCTTAACTCTGAGATCCCTTATGATGATTTAGCATTAAGTGAATCTGGTTTACAATTATCTGACTTAGATAGAGCTAGAGATTATGGTATTGAACTCCGTGGTAAGAAACGTGAGATTGAATATCTTCAAGCTTGGAGTTTAAACTCCGGTATCTTTGTTATCTTACCATGTGATAGTGAAGAAGAGTTAGATGCTCAATGGAATAACTTACAATCTATGGATATATCATTAATCCGTATCTCTGATATGAGACTAATGGAAGCATTTGGCTGTAATAATGAAACTATGTATAACTTCCTAAAGAGTGTATTTACTAATAAGGGATTTGATGATTTCTATTATTTACCAATGGTAGAATCTGCTATGGAAGATATACAGCCTATTAGAAACTTGCCAAATACTATACCGTTCTATATTCCTCACGAAATTGAGGTATTCAAACGTAATAGCACATTTGGTTCTATTCCAGATAAATGGAAATCTAAAGCTGATAAATGGCTAAAAGATTATAAGAATATCTATGAAGGTAAATCTTATGACAAGAAAGTTATTCTAGATTGGATGTCTAATGTAAGATACTTAAGTCTAGAGTATGCTAGAACTCAATCTGATGAATATAAACAAGCTTTATTAGAATTCGGTTGGAATCCTTACATGGAATTCAATCCTATCAATATGAATAGAGCTTATAACCGAGCTAATACTTTATATCATAGAAGCATAACTGCTAAGTTATTACAAGAAAAAGGTATTGGCTTTGAGTTTGATAATAAAGGTAACTTATTCGTTAAGAACTTCTTAAAGAATAAGAACTATCAAGCTACATATATGGAATCTCATAGATTACTCATGGAGTATGATAGAGCTAAGAATACTGAAGCAATGAAATATGAATTAGCTAAGATGTATTATCTAAATCTTAAGATTACAGAAGATCTTACTAAACAAGATCGTACTAAGAAAGATAAAGAATTAGTTAAGATTAGAGCTAGAGTATTGAATGACTTCCATAAGTATCTCAAAGTAGTACTTAAGGGAGATAAACAATTCAACTTCTCTAATTATTATCAACGTAGTGAATTCTGTGATGACTCCTTTGTTATTACGGCACCTACACTAAAACATGCTGGTAAATATGCTAAGATAGCTATGCAAGTATTATAATATAATGAGTCCTACTTACTAGATAAGTAGGACTCTTATAATACTATTCGCTCATATATTATAACTATGATTAAGGAGGTGAATATAAAAATGTATAATGTCGGACAGAAGCTTTGTAAGAAAGATAAATTCGGTCAGATTACTGAACTATATAGAATAGTATCTAGAAAAGACAAAGACTTCTATAAGGTTACTCCTGTAATAGGAGACAAGTTATTGATTGATAAATTCAATAATGATGAGTATATACCATTAGAGATACATTGTAAGATGTTTTTCGAAGTGTGTACTCTAAAGAATGGGGAAAAGGAATTGTGCATCAATATCTATTGCCCATATGAAGCAAACAACTATCCATACTTTGCTAGTCGGATTAATATTGATAATCCAGATCCTAAGAAGAAGTTTGGTAAGTATGTATGTAAAGGTGAGTTTGATAACGATAGCTCAATGAGACAATATAAGAGAGCATATGATCTTATGATGTATGACATTGCAAGCAAAGACTATGCTTTCAGTGTAGACTTATATCTAAATGATCCACTCAAGAATATTGTATCATTTGTCAAGTTAGACTCACGTGTTTATGACACTCTTATTTCTATCTGTGATAGTCGTAATTTAGAATACGACGATACAGATCAAGCTATTAAGATAGCACTACAAAATATTCTATTCATGTACTGGTTCCATTATAACTTCAGAGTAATCAATGTATTATTTGAAGTTAAAGATGGTGCTCAATTACGACCTGGTGACTTATTTGCTCTTGAAGCTATAGTACAAGATCGTATAGTAGATTATAACATCGTTGAATATTATCATGATATCTTACTATATAAGGCTAGAGGTAATTTCTTCTTTATCCAAGATAAGAATGACCGAACCTTTATAGTTAAATATGTAGGCATGGATGACCTTCCTGGATTACATGTCTTCTAAACTTAGTTATATTGATATATTATAATGGTGAAGTTAGGTGATTAATATTTACTATGATCCTAACAGTAGAATAATTTCTTTTATATTTTAAAGGAGGACATAGCTATGTCAAATCAATTGATTAATGGAATTCCACAAGTCGACAATGGATTCCAATCTCTAGGTGAAGTACTTCAACGTGCTTCTCGTGAAACTCGTCGAGACAAAGAAGGTAACGATAAAGGTAATGCTAAACGCATTGAACTTAAAGTTACTCCTGAAACATTTGAAAGCGATTACAAAACAAAAACAATCGCTACAAGCGAATTATGTGAACTTCTTACAAATCGTCTTGGTAACATCTTTGCTGATTATGTAGGCTGCCGTGATATGGTATTCACTAATAGCCCTCAAATCGGTATCGCATTAGTATTTGCATTCAATGGTTCTGATAACGAACACGATACTCGTTTGAAAGCTATTGAACAAATCGGTTTAGAAAGCATTGGTCAAAATGCAGCAACTAAAGAACTTGAAATGGTTGCTAAATTCAATGGCACTTCTAACATCCGTCAATTAGTTAAAAACGGTACTGTATCTGAAACAGTTATGGGCTTCCGTCTTACTAATGAAGCAATTGATATCTTGAAAGATACAATCATTGACTTCGGTAAAGACAATGAAAACCATGACAAATTCCGTGCTCAATGCGTAACTTATGCATATGCTTCTGATGGTTCTGGTAACAGTAACTTGGTAGTATATGGTGCTACAATTGAATCTATCCTTGGTTTCATCTATGGTAACCAATATGACTATGTAGTAATTCCTGGTGCTCCAGTAAATACTAATAGCTATTCTGGTCGTCTTCTTGAAATCAAACAATTACATCCTGATGTAACTAAACGCTTGCTTAAGAAATATGTAAGCCGTCAAGTTGTATCCGATGGTTTATTCCGTCCACAAAAATAATTGATTCTAATATGACTGGGGATTAACTTCCCCAGTCTATTATTATTTTTTGGAGGATCTATGGAATTCAAATTTAATATCAACCCAGATGGTATTGATGAAGTCTTTGATGAAAGAGGCAACTCTATTCTAAAGATTTCTGAAATGAGCTGGAATGACAGAGCTTATAAAATTGAACTACGTAAGTGGGTAGTTCAATCCGATGGGACTATGCAACCTAACAAAGGTTTCTCTTTCCTAACGGAGCAAGGTCCACATGATTTGACTCATATCCTATTAGAAAAAGGATATGGTGATAATCAAAAAATCAAGGAAATCATGGAAAAACGTGGTGTCGAACTTGACATCCCTGTAACTGAGAAGGAAGAAAAGGAAGATACTCAGGATTTCTATGATCCTGAAGATCTTATTTAGGTGATCACAATGTCTTACAATCATAAACAGCTTGATACATTTTATGATATCAAAAGAAAAATGTTAAATGCATCCTATTGGGATGCTAACTATGTTAAAGCATTCCCAGGATTTGCCTTCTGTGAAGAAGGTCGATATGCTTGGCAAAAAGGTAATCTTAGTAATGATGAAGTATTCTTATCTAGCATACGCACACAATACACCTCTGATAAGGATACTATCTTAGAGACCTTAACTGCACAACAGTATAAATTCTTAATGGATAACATTGAACTTTTCCATACTGTTTATCGTATTGGAGACAACACTTTAATAAGTCTAATCTAAGACGCATAAGTTCCTTAAACCAATCTAATAATACGTCACATTAAATATCCCCATAGGATCGCGAGTCCTATGGGGTATTTATTTTTTTTGTAATTCTAGCATTCTATAACTGTATATTATTAAGGTGAATATATGATATAGTTATTTAGTTAGGAGGTGGCAATATGCCTACACAATTAGAGATAGATGCAGCAGTAGCTGTACTCGTAGCAGTAATGGATAAGTTAGAAGAGGAGGAAACAGAAGAAGAATAATCTTAGTATATCATTTAGTGTGTTAGTATTAATTATGAGGTGAAAAATATGTTATACGAAGAATTAGATTTATCTTATGATGCAGGTCAATTGTGGTCAGATGAAGATGTGCTAGGAGTCCATCTAGATGATGGCGTTCATCTTCATCAACAATAGAAAGGAGGTTCATGATTAATAATAAAAAACTAAAAGAATGATCCCCATCTGGTTTAACCAGATGGGGAACTATTATTTTTTTATTTTTTATTTGTACATTGCACGAACTTCTTGTTCATTCAATTTGAATCCTAGTGCTTCAGATAGTACTAGCATAGTCAACATACATTCTGCTGTTTCTACAATCTTATCAGTATTGATAGTTTTAGATTCAGTCAAGAATTCTGTATGGTTTTCAGCAATTACACGTTTAGCTAAGTGTTTAACCATAGCTTCTAGAATGCTCTTCTTAGCACTCTTTACGTTATAGATTTTTCGCTTAGCGCCGATAATCATGGATTCCTTGATGTCCTCTGCTACGTCAGCATTTGCAGCTTTAATATTAGCTACTTTTTCTTTTACTTCATCAAGGATCTCTTTGATTTGTTGTTTATCTTCAACATTGGACGCAATGAAGTCTTCTACGTTATTAGCAACGTGAGATTGTACCATAGCACCAACGTCTTCGATTTCTTCTTTTTGTTGACCCATTTTATCAATGAAAGAATCTTGATATTCAGGATCTACTGTAATATCATCTACTTTAGTATCAGGATTCTTAAGTTTATCTTCATTAGCTTTAACTACATCATCTGTAGCTTCTTTGACTGCTTTAGCAATGTCAGCTAAGAATAAAGATTTAGTATTGAAAGTACGGATAATATTTTCAACACCGTTCTCTTTAATGAATCCACGGATTACTGTATCACGAATGATATTAGTAGATTCTTTTTGAAGATCAGGAATCATACATTCGTTGTAGATATATTTGATAGCTTCAGTTAAGAAGTGTTCTTTAATCATAGCTTTAGCAGCCATACGGATATTTAAAGAACGTTTAGAACGAGCTAAAGAACTTTCATTCATAGCAATACGTCCTACTTCAGGAATAATAGTCTTAGACTCGTTAAGTTGTTTTTCAAGAGTAGCCTTTTCAGCTTGTTTTACCATCTTCAAGGTATTAGACTCTCTAATTTGTTTTCTAGAAAAATGCATCTTTTCTATGCTCCTTTCATTAGAATAAAGAAGATGCAGCGGAGTCTGGAAGACTTTCAGTTACATCGTCGATTTTATATTTTTCTTTTTCGTCTTGTTTTACATTTGCTTCAGCTTTATTGGAAGCTTCTTTTGCATCAACTGCGAGATAGTCAGCAATCTTACGGAAACGATCTACATATTTACGTTGTTCATTTGCTGTTTTAGGGTCACCAGCTGTCTCTAATCGTGCAGCATTTAAAGACAACATTGCAATTTGAGTTTCAAAGTACTCAGCTACACTTGCTCTACAATAGTAGAAGTAATAGATCAATTCACGCATGATCGGAACGATAGTAAAGATAAGACCAATACTTACACCGATAACTGCTAATACAGATGTACCAGCTAAGTTCTTAGCACTTACTTTAATTAGATCATTCAATACCTTTTTAAGTTTGTTACCTTTGCAGAGATTATTGAATTCTGCAAGAGTTTGTAATTGAAGAAGTTCTTTACTTCTAGATACGCCTACACGGTCTACAGATACTTCGATAGATTTTGTTTTAGGATCTACGATGAAGTCAATAGTGGAAGCGATAAGTAAAGATACACCACTGATTACAGACATAGCAGTTGTATTATATAATACAATACCCAAGCTAGTGTTGGATGCATAACAACGTTGGAATTCATTTTTCAATTCGACCAAGTTATTAATTGCATCAGTTAAGATATTGATATAAGTAAGAGGTTGTTTGTATTCTTGATAGATTTTCTTCATATCACTAATAGCTTCAGTTACCATATCAATATTATCAATCTTAAGGAAGTCGCCTTTAGATTGTGGAATTGTACCAAAGTCAACATCAGTTACTTTAGCTTCAATTTTTTCATAAAGTTTATTAGTTACACCTAATAAGACTTCACGTTGTTCAGCTTCATTAACTACACCGACAGTGATATAAGTTTCTTTGTCAGTAAGATCCATTAACTTGCTGGCTTCAACGAATTCTTTTAATACATACTTTTGCATTACTATTTACCTCCAGCTAGTAATTGAATCATTTGTTTATAGTCCATTTTATCATCACGTTTCAAAGTTTTGAATGTGTATGGTTCATACTCATCATCACCTGTATCGAAGATGATTTTAGCAGACTCAGTGGAGTCATCAACGATAACGATACCAACTAAGTTATAGTCATCCATTAACTTACGAGCTACACGAGAATCAGAGATATCGATGTCTTCCATCTTACGAAGCATTTCTACATCATAAGCAGACATCATCAAAGTAGTGATAGCTGTTGCATCATTACGAGCAGACATGAAACGATTGATTTTAGATGCCAATGCACGACGTTCTAATACTTTCCAAAGTTTGGAAGAAGAACCACGGTTAGTATTGGATACTGCATCAATCTTAGCTTTCTTAATAGCAAATACGAAGTCTCTCCAGAATTCGATTTCACCACTTGTAGCTTTGATTAAGTTATATAAGCTGAAATTGTAGCTACGTTTGGATACGATATGGTTAGCAATATCAGCAGAATCTACACAGTAGATTTTAGTCTTAATACCAACATATGCATCTACAGTGATAGGATCATTGTTATCATTAGTGCTAATGAATTGAATTTGCAATAATGTAGGTTGCAATTCATTAGCTTTCTTATAGTCTTGATCTTTAGCTAATTTGGTTAAACCAGCTCTAGAGTTATTACGGATATCGTCTAAACGAGATTGTAAGTTAGAGTTGGAGCTGCTTAATTTACTATTAGCACGTTCGATATCTTTAAGTTGTTGAGTTAAGCTTTTGTTTTGTTTTTCTAATTCTTTTCTACGAGTAACTGTATCACTACCATAGTAATTCATAGCTCTAACTTTATCTTCATCAGGTAAGTCATTGAATTTTCTGTTAGCAATATTACCAGCAACTCGTGGTTGTCTAGCAATAGCATCAGTTACATCTTTAGATAAGAACTCATGTAAATGACTTAATGGTTTAGCATGTAAACGTTCTTGTCTAAATGCTTCATATACAGCTTTAATTTCAGCTGCATCAAAAATATGATTAGCTGTAGCTTCTTGGCTAATTGCAAGATAATCATCAACGTCAAATAAACTAGATAAATCTAGATTAGAGTGAACGTTTTTAAGATGATCAATAGCATCTTTAGAAGATGTAATGGAAATAGCAGATAATAGCATTTGAGTTAATGTAACAAACTTGCGCTCTAATGCTCTAGAAACTAATTGTGCAGATGCTGGATCTACAGTATTAGAAACCATGACAGGGAATGTCATAGTCAAATCTTTATTTGCTCGAGTAATAGACTTGATAGATGGATTCTTCTTGGATATAAATTTACCAATTTCAGAATTATCAGCAACGTCTAAAACGTCTGTAATTAAATCCTTAAGGATCATTTAAAGTACCTCCTTATAGTATCATATATGACTTTAATCTTATGTTAAAATGGGTAAATAAGAAAAAAAATAAAGCATATAGATTTTTCTCATTAAATTTTGAAAAATCTTTTATTCATACATTTGAGGGTATGAGAATAGTTGTTAGTTTGACCTCGTTCGATAAGGTCATCGATTAGTGAGTTATAAAGCTCTACTACTTCGTTGTAATCATCTACTTTAACAAGCTCAAGGTTGATACATTCATCATCTGACTCAATTGCTATAGTATAAACGTTACATGAATATTTAGCTTCTTCTAATTTAGGTAACTCACCATCTAAAATGTCTTCGATATAATCTCTCATAATCATCAGCCTCGCTTTAAAAAGTATAGTAAAACAAATAACTGAAAGCTGTGATATAAGAGTGTATATCTATATGCTTTATCCTATTTCACTATAATAATATACAATTACGATAGAAGTTAGCCATTTTAACATAAGATTAAATTAAATAAGAAAGGGGGAATATATGCAATGGCAGATGATAAATCCCTTATTGGAACAGCCATAGATAATGCTGCATCTGGAGTTTCTGGAGCAGTTGGTAATGTCATAGATAAAGGTAAGAATGCTGCTTCTGATACAGTCAGTTCAGTAAAGAATACAATATATATCAATACTGTTGGGCAAGTCGGTGGCGCTATTACTAAGATAGGTAATGATGCTGCTGGAGCTATTAATAGTGTTGGTAATAGCCTTGATAATATAGTTGCTAAACCAAGTTTACTTGATCAGACTACTAGACCAGAGTTTGATGAATCGACAGCTGGTCTATTAAAATATGTAAAAGCAAATGGTCTTGGTATTGGTCCTGGACGAGTAAGCCAGATAGAGAAATATCAAAAGTTTGCTAGATATGAAAGATTGGATCCTAATAACTGGATGGGTGCCACCAGAGAATTTATATTCTTTACTACACCAGATTTGCAGTTATTCAAAGGACCTACATTGAATCCATCTATTGCTAATAATGCCTTAATGGTTGAGGCATTTAAAAGATATAATGATGTATTACAAAGTCTAAGCTATTCTGCTTGTGGTAGACCTTTTGTTAATCTCTTATCTAACTATAAGAGATCTAATGTAGATTTGCCAGATATCAATACAGCTAGTGACTATGAGACATCTAAAAACATCTTAGGTTCTTCTTTATTCTATCGTGGTACTTCATATGAATCCGATGAGAATCATGAGTTCTCTGTTGAATTTGAAGATACAAAGTATCTAGAAGTATATATGTGGTTCAGACTATTCGATGAATATGAACGTATGAAACACTATGGTCTAGTTGACTTTGTTGATGATAACTATCTTAATGGTAAAATCATTCATGATCAAATGGCTATGTATAAATTCATAGTCGGAGAAGATGGTGAATCTATTATACACTACTCTAAGTTTATTGGAGTATATCCTAAGAATGTACCAAGGAGTACATTCTCTGATCTTCCTGCAGATGGTAATGTGAAGTTTACTATTAACTTCAAAGCATCTTATGTAGAAGATATGGATCCTAATATAATTCTAGACTTCAATGAAGTTGCTAAGAAGATTCCAGCTGGTGATGCAAAGCTAGGTGGATATCTTGATGAGTTCAATGGTTGGAGTGGTGAATTTATGCAAAGACCTTATATTGCTTTACCTCCAAGTATGCTA